AGGTCAGCGGTGTTGGTTAGCTTTGCTCTGCTTGATAGCCACATCGGCCAATAGAAACCAGAGTAGAACAAGAAGCTTTCTAATATCGTTGAAGCCACCTTGCGCTTTAGTGGATCCTCTCCATGGTAATATCCAAGAATGATCTCAGCCTTCTTTTGAAGGTATGGATTGTCCTCAGACCAACGGAACGCATCCTCAATCTGCTCAGAGGATGTTAAGGTTGAGAACACCGATGAGTAGCTCTTGGCGTGCACTGACTCCATGAAAGCAATGTTGGTGATAACTGCTTCTTCGTGCTGAGTGATAGCATCTGGAAGAATGCTCATTGACCCTACCGTGCCCTGGATAGTATCCAGCATAGTTAAACCAGTGAACACTCTCATAGTGAGAAGCTTTTCATTATCCCTAAGTGTTGACCAGGACTGAATGTCATTGGAAATGGGCACCTTCTCTGGCAGCCAAAAGTTGGAAGTCAGTCGATTCCATACGTCTAGGTCAATCGGGTCTTCAACTTTGTTCCAGTTAATGGGTCTTGTAATCATAGATTGGGGCTCCTTGTAGATGTAAAGTATACCATAGGATTCTTCATTATAGCTGGCAACTTACACAGCCTTCCATGTCAGTTCCCTCTAAGGCGTCCTGCCTAATTCTAATGTAATAAATGGTTTTGATACCCTTCTTCCATGCGTAAATCTGTGCTCGGTTGACATCTCTGGTGGTTGCACTGTCCTTGAAGAACAGGGTCAGAGATAGCCCTTGGTCAACGTGCTGGGTTGCAGCTGCGTAGACATCGATAACTTTCTCTGGACCAATTTCATAGGCATCCATAAAGTACTGTCGGTTGTCATCTGTCATGTGAGGAGCTGGGTAATAGACCCTACCCATCTTTCCTTCTTTACGAATCTCAACCTGAGCTGCGATAGGGTGGATAGAAGACGTTGAGTTATTTACATAACTGATAGATCCTGTAGGAGGAACCGCTTGTAGATTCTGGTTGTAGATACCGTGCTCCATTACGGAAGCCTTAAGCTCTTCCCAGTCTTTCTTTTTAGGAATCTTAATCTTGGCATCTTTAAATAACTTAGTAACCTTCTCTGTAGCTGGCTCCCACTTCTGAGTGGTGTACTTGTCAAAGAAAGATCCATCCGCATACTTGGAGTTCTTGAACCCCTCAAACGGTGACTTAGTCTCTATGGAAATCTGGTTAGATGCTTTTAAGGCATGGTACAGTACCGTCAAGAAGTAGATGTTAGTGAAGTCCAGGGACTCTTCATCTCCGTAATACATTTCCTCTTTTCCAAAGTAACCGTGCAGGTTCATTTGCCCAAGACCAATAGCCCTAGACTTACGATTACCTTCCGCAACAGACATCACAGAGTCTATGTAGGAGAGCTCTGAGACCGCTGTGAGGGACCTTACAGCCACTTCAATGGTCTTACCAAAGTCTGGAGATTCCATGGCCTTAGCTATGTTTAATGATCCTAAGTTACATGAGATATCTTTTCCAATGTCTTTGTAGCTCATGTCATTGTTATAAGTTGTAGGAGTGTTTACCTGTAGGATTTCAGAACAAAGGTTGGACATGTTGATCCTACCCTCGATGGGGTTGGATTCATTTACAGTGTCTTCGTATACGATGTAAGGATACCCAGATTCAAACTGAAGTTCCGCAATACGTTGGAATAGCTCTCGAGCTTTGATCTTAGTCTTCTTAATCCTAGAATCATCAACCATCTCTTGGTACTTCTCAGTGATAGAGATGTCCATCATTGGGACACCGTAAACACGCTCTACGTCATAAGGAGAGAACAAGTACATGTCTTCTCCGTTCTTGGCTAGCTCAAGGGTGATGTCAGGAATAACCACACCGATTGAGAGGGTCTTGATCCGAGTCTTCTCGTCTGCGTTCTCTTTCTTTGTGTCTAAGAACTTCATGATATCTGGGTGGTGAGCATTTAGGTAAACCGCACCAGCGCCCTGACGAGCACCAAGCTGGTTTGCATAAGAGAATGCATCCTCTAGCATCTTCATCACTGGGATAATTCCAGATGACTGGTTCTGGATTTTCTTGATTGGAGCTCCATACTCACGGACATTGGTGAGGTTAAGACCCACTCCACCACCACGCTTTGAAAGCTGGAGGGATGAAGTTACCGCACGAGCAATTGATTCCATGTTATCTTCTACCCTGAGTAGGAAGCAAGAAACGTACTCTCCACGCTGAGCCTTACCTGCGTTGAGGAAGGTTGGAGTCGCTGGTTGGAAGCGTCCCGAAAGAATCTCGTCTACTACACTCTTTGCTGTCTCGGTATTTCCTCTTCCGAGCATGAGACCATTCATTACGACTCGGTCTTCGAATCGCTCAAGGTAGCGTTCTCCGTCGAAAGTCTTTAGTGCATACTGGGTGTAAAACTTGTAGGCACCGACAAAGGTTGGAAACCTGAACTTGTGAGCATAGGCGTGTTTAAAGATGTCTTTTACGTCTTCTGCAGAGTAACTGGACAACAGTGGCTGGTCGTAGTAATCATTCTCAACTAAGTAGTCAAGCTTCTCTTCGAGGGAGTGAAAGAAGACTGTGTTAAGATTAACATGGTCCAAGAAGTATGCCTTAGCTGCTTCTTTGTCTTTTCCAAACTGGATCTTGCCGTTTGCATCATACATGTTTAGCATGGCGTTGAGTTCGTGGTAACTAATTTTATTCTCCATAGAGCATCTCCAACCTATCTTTGACCTTTTCTAAGTCATCTTGTGTACCGAATATTTCTACCTTGGCAATGAGCGGTACTCCTGTTTTGCTAGATATCATGTGCGCTGCTTTACAAAAGTCTTCTCCAAAGTTGGTATTGCCGAAGCCAACTACCCCCTGGAGATGTTCACGATTGTTTCTGTTATTTAAGAATCTTCGAACTTGTCTTGGGATTGCGTGTGTATCACTACCGCTACCATAAGTCGGTACAAACAATACATAAGGGCTATCCATAAGAAGGACCCCGTCACTGCTAGACTTAATAGGAATAGGAATAGAGCTTCCATTTAGCTTCTCCGCAAATCTCTTGGTGTTTCCTGAATAGTTTGAAAAATATACAATTTTAATAGACATATACAAGCCTTTGGTTATAACATATTGAATTGACTTAGGTATTCATCAATTTGTTTTTCGCTAGGTTTATAGTGTATCACATTATTAGTTTTTTCCCCAGCCGTGAGCTCGAGTGGCCTATCCTTAAAGGAATGAATCTCAACTTCTTGGTTAAGGTTCTTTGGTGTGTGAGCTATGGCACCATAGATTGCTCCGCAAACTGCGTCTGCAAGGTCTTTGGAGGATTTTCTAGGGTGGTCAACCTTGTTCCCCTTCATAATCTTAAGCTCTGTAAGCTCTTCGAACAAGAGATCAATAGCAGGCATAGCAAGTCTTTCCTCATAGATTAACATTGCCATGTCTTCGTAATGTTTCTTAGCGACTGAGACTGTCTCGGTTCTTATGCCTACCTGCTTTAGCTCGTTCTGAATATCAAATGACTGCCAACGGTCAAAGCTAACCATTCCTATGTCGAACCCTATCCTCCTAAGGTTTTGAATCCACTGCTTGACCTCGGATAGATCCACTGGACCCTCCACCTTAGGCTCCCAGTAAGCTACAGCATCGACAACTACTACAGGGGCGACCTGTTCGTAGTCTTTAATTACCTGAATATTTACCCACTTCTCTACGTGAGCTATAGCTACGGCACACTTGTCATGCCTTTGGGCGAGGTCGGCGTGAACAAAATACTTCTTGGTAGGGTCAGGGATAAAGGTGTCATCAAATCTTCTGAACTGGTCTAAGGGATTTCTGATTGTCATGGCGTCCTGGACCTTGTCACGCTGCTTGAAGAATGCGTCGGAAGCAAACGTAGGGACACAAGCAAACCTCTGCATGGCGTCGCCAAGATCTGTGTAAAAGGAAACCTTAAAGTCATCAATGCTTCGAGTAGGGTTTATCACCCAGGTTGGTCTCTTAAGTGCAAACATCCCTGGGAATTTATAACTTATGATTGTGTCTTCGTCCCAAGAAATTTCTAGAGAGTTTCCTGCAGCGTCGGCTGGCAGCTCTTCGTTCATGACAAACGTGTGGTGCTTGGTTATAACTTCTTTCTCAGCAATGACATCATCATACCTTTGAGAGATAAAGTCTCCTGGGTAACGGGGAAAGGACAGCAGGGCTACTTTTCCCAAGTCTGGAAATCTAGAATCAACTGAGGCACGGAAGGCTTTATATATGTTGTCTGCGGTCTTACCTTGGTCATTGCCAGTTCCTACCTCAGCAGCGAAGCCTGAGATCTCGTCCAGTACTGCAAGCAATAGGTTTAGTCCCTCGTGAGACTCACGCTCTGAGTGACCAGAGTAAACTGTTATGGAGTGATCAAACTCTATGCTATCCATCTTTGAATAGTACTTTCCTTGGAACCAAGGAGATCTTTCAATCTTAGATTTAAATCCCTTGAAGAAAACGTTCTTTGCCTGCTGAGCGTTGATAGCAATGTTAATAATGTCTATAGCGTCTCCAGCTGGCTTTCCGAAGTATCTTGCTGGGTCCTTTAGGCATAGAAGCTTGTACACAATGTATGCACAGGCTACAGTAGAGGTAAAGTCTTTTCCGCTACCCTTTCCAAGCTGTAAGATAACCTCATTCTTAGTATATTTTTTGTAGTACTGACTTCCCTCTTCGAATCCCATCAGGGAAACAAGATCTGCTTTCCTGTATATTTGACTCATAGCTTCTACGATGTCATACTGGCTAGGAGATAGGGGAGGCAACCCCAGGAAGTCTACTCCCTCTGCAAAGGTCTTTGCATCTACGGGTATCTCTGCAAAGGGTGTGTCCTCAAGGGCTTCTAAGAAATCATCAAACATTATTCATTCACAATCGTTATTGTCTCTCCTGGCTTTGTAGCATGAGATAGACGAGCCATGATCTTATCCCTGATCTCTGGATGCTGTGAAGCAACATCTTTTAATATCTGAATAAGAATCTGCTGGCGTTCTTCAATTTCAACCATCTCTTCTGCTAATTCTTTATTTTCTAGCAGTCCAGCTTTCTGAAGCATATCTATACGACGAGACTCTAGATCCATGACTAACTTGATACCTCCAGTTTTGGCCTGTAGGTTTCCCATCATGGTAGACTCGTCAATAACTTCGTAGGCTTTTTCTATAAGCTTAGAGTAATGGGTGTCTGCACCGACAAGAGCTTCCTTAGCTCTAGCACGGATAGCAGCGTTGTCTGAAGCCATTGCTCGCCACTCATTGATATACCCAACTACCTTTTGCCTAGGCATGGCCAAGTCTTTAGATATCTTGGTGGGATCGCTACCCTTTAAGTACTCCGTAACTACAGAGTTAACTTGATCCAGGTGTACTACTAAATCAGATTCCGTTGACACGCTTGGCTCTCTTTCCTCTTTGAGGCACTCTCTTAATTCTGTCTATCTTAAACGCTCTAAAAGCTGAGGCTTGGCCACGAATCATCTCAAAGGTGTCTATCCATTGAGCCCCAGTCTCTGTGTTGGTAGTTAGTCCACGAACCTTAAACTTTGTCCCATATTCGCCCTTAACCTTTACGAGGTCACCAGCAGTTATTAGAAAGCCGTTGAGCTCAAAGCTGGGTTTCGTTTCAAAGATACTGTGGTGAACTACGGTTGATAGCTTGCGTCTACCCATTATGATCTCTCCTTTGCGATCTTTAATAGTACCAGATATCCGATTAGGTCGTCGATCTCGTTGTCGCCAGGCCAGTCGTGACCGTTCTGAATCCTTGATAGCTTGTCGTCAATTCGAACCAAAAGTTGCTCAACGTTGTCTGACTTGGAGAAGATCCTGCTGGGGTGCAATGCTGAGTCACCGTAGGATCGATTCTTAGCCACTAGGAGTTCTTTTACCTGGTTAGCTACCCGTTCAATATCTTGTTCTGTTTGTAAGCTCATCTACGTGATTTCCTTAATCCGTGTTTTGCAAGATATACATATATGGTTTCAAGACTGGCTCCACACTCTTTTGCAATCTCTTGTGGTGTCTTTTTATCCATTACGTATCGCTTCGTTAGCCACACCTTGCTTGTATATAGTTTAGCCATTTTTGTCCTTGTTGTCAAGTCCCTAACTTATCCCAGTTATTGATAGCATAGTGTCCCACACCTACGGCATCGGCTACATCATTATCAGTAATGGTTTTATTATAGTGGATGTTTACTAGTCTGATTGTTCTTTGCTTCCTGAAATCTCTGTCATATGCCTTGTACCAGGAAGTAGACTTCTCTGGGAACTCTTTCATGATGGCAAGCTTTTCTTCTTGGCTAAGCTTCTTGTTTCCAAGATATGTTTGCCAAGCGATGGGATTGATTGACCCTGCCGTTGGAACTCCACTCTGGCCTGCAGCTCCTAGCATAGCTCCCTGCACTAAGGCTAAGTCAGCAGCTGTTTTTGGACTATTAATAAAGATCGTATGTTCTATAACTATTGCATCTATCTCAAATAGCTTAAAGAATGATCCTGACTTCTTTGCTGCGTCAACGAGTTTTTCGTATGCGTTGTTGCCTTCGAATTCAATCTTGCCTACGTGTGTCAGCTTTACATCATCGAAGATTGCAAAAGCAAGGCTATTTGTGCTAGCGTCAATTGAGCAGATTCTCCTTGGCTTAGGCCTAGTATTAATCTTCTTTTTTGACAGCTTGACTATCTTTTCCATTTGCCAACCCCTTCAGGTCTTTTATAGCGATGCCAAGATCTTTTGGATTTATGGTGCACCGTGCACAAACTGGGTCATCGTTATAGATAGAAAGATTGGCATTACAATTTTTGCACAACCTTGTTTTGCCAATCCTTCTATTGGTTCTAGTCTGCACATATCGTGCTGCTATTTTTTCTTTTGTGGCTGCCTCACGGCATTCTACCGAGCAATAAACTTGATAGGATATTACGGAGGCAAAGGTGTTATCACACCACTGACAGTGCTTGCTCTTCATTTATAGGCTCCAGGGATAATAGTTTGATGTCTCCCTTGCCAGCAAGATCGCAAGTAGCCTTTACAGGGCATGTCTTGCAAATCCTTGAGTTTGACCTGTAGTTCTTTTCAGGCAATGTCCTGTCTGTCCATGCCTTACGAACTGACCTTAACCAGTCAAACGTGCCATTAACCCACTTAATGTAATAATCGTTGAGGACTACTGGTAAAATCAGTAGCTCATGATTGTTTTTGTTTTCATAAATAAGGACTGCTTCTTCCTTACCTAAGATTTTCATGTAAATTAGAAGCTGTACTAGGTGACCAGTCTTAGGTCTTCCTGCTGCCTTACGATACTCGAATCCCTCATTAGGCATAGTCTTGATCTCACCCAATAGTTCTTTACCGTCTACGTTTAGAATAACGTCTCCAAACCCAAAGATGGGTGGATCGTTAGCTGTAATCCTAAACTCAGAGTCAACCAAAAAGTCTGGGACGTTGCCCATAGCTTCCTGTATTCTCTCGTGAGATTTTGTACCAGCTGTCATGTTAGCTCCACCGTAGGCATCGGCACTGTCGCTAAAAGTTGTACCGTCAAAAGCTATGTACCAGTATCTAGGACATTCTCCGTGGCCGTAAGCTACGGTAGATGGAGCAAAGGTTTTCTTCTGGGTGTGCTTGGACACACGCTTAATTGTATATCCAGTCTTAATCTTTTCACTTAGGGCATCAACGTCAACGAACGACCTCTTGTAGGCAGTTGCTTCCGAAGCCTTTATCATAATTTGATCTAGTAAGTTTTTAGCCATAACGTGTTTAGCGAATAATATACTTGAGTGCAGATACAAGATTGTTAATTGATTCTGCTGCTGTGAAGTAGATGTTCTTCTTCGCTCTATCTCCTTTATCTACGTTTACCATCCAGGTAGCCCTGAAGGACATTTTTGCTGCAATTGCTTGCAGCCTAACAATTTCTATTACCGCAACATTCATGGGAATGTCTGGTCTCAACACTAACTTTGATATGGTCACTAAGGCTTTTGTCAGCTCTTCGTCTTCCATGAAATCTGCGATCTCACTTAGCCCATTGAGCATATCAATTGTTGTAGTTTCTTTATCCATTAGTTAACTTTCATTATTGTATATCTGTATTAGTTTATCACACCTTGCTATCAATGGCAAGTAGTGCTCATCTCCTAGAGAGTTTTGCTCATCATCGACAAACGAATAATGACAAAATACCATGTCCAGGTATTGCCCCTCTAGAAAAGTAGTCTTGGGCCTCCAGTGAATTTGGTGGGTTCCTGCAAAAGTTAAGGCTTGGTTATTTTCTAAAGTAAACTCCGAGCCTTCTACTGAGATTGGCCATAGAACGTTACCGCCAATCTGAAGATCAAAGGTTAGCCTTTGCTCCTTAAACCCTGAATCTAAATGTGGCTGAAGTCTAGGAGATAGCTCGTGACTATACCTGGCAAAAGAAAGCTCTCTAAGCTCAAGGCCTCTTTTTGTAGTGGATTGGGCTACTGATGTAAGCTTGTCTACTACGCTCTGGGGCAACCAGCTATGGTATGCTCTGTGACCTATATGGTTTATTACCTGTGTCTTATCTACTGGTGTGTTATTTATGTGCTCATATACCGAATAGATCTCAGCATCGGACAAGACGTTAGATATAATTAGATTTTGCTGAATAGTCATAATAACTATTATACACTATCCAACGAACCGTGAGTGTTTGTGTCATAACCCAGGGCCGTGCCTAACTGATTATACAGTGACCATGCGCTTTGCATCTTGGGCTCATTGGAAAGAGCTTTGTGGTATGCTGCAATCCTACCCTGAAACTTTAAGGGGTCAAGAGGGAAATCTTGATTTAAGAATCTCCAATCTGTTAGGGGAGAGTAATCAAAAGTAAGGATTTTTACGAACTCCCCTTCTTTCCAGTTACGCTTTGGCCTGAAGTGAGGCTGATTTACTGCACTAAACATTATGGCATCTCCGACCTTTAGATCGTAGGACTTGCCATCAATATAAATCTCCCAATCAATGTTTCCGTCTAGCATGTAGTTAAACGTAACCAGTGTCTCAGTGTTGTCTATATGTGGAGGTAGGGAGGGAGCATATTTCCCATCTCCATGAACTGGGTTGTAGTCTATGTAACTGTAGTGGCATAGCTTAATTTCATCTTGGTGTAGGTGCTTGGCATACTTGTCCATGGTTAATTCGAGGTCCACTGGGGCTAAGAACTCTACCATCTCTCTGGACATGTGAGAAACTTTCTTTGGGTCATACCAGTTTTTACCACGGTATTCTTCTTGTCCACCTGGAACAAGGTAATGTTCTGGTTTTGCGTTAAGAAGGTTTTCTATGATAGCTTTGACCCTGTCTACCTGATCTTCAGAGAATGGCTTTTCCACGTAGATTGGCAAGGTTTCATTGAACTTACTCATATTTGTTAGGTAATCCCACATGCCAGGGGCAGTAAATTTATTCATACTATTAGTATACACCCTTAACTAGCTGGTCTAAGATCTCAAACTCAATAACTGCAAGCCTGACCTTCTGGTTTCCTTCTCCTAGCACAAGGATGAGAGCTGGGTCTTTGCCCTGTGTCATAGCGTCTGTTACAGCTTTGGCCCAGATGTCTTTGTTTACGGTTATGCCTTTAGGATACTCCTTAAAGTCAACAACGAAGTTTTCCCAGCTAGCATCACCCTTGACCATGTTTCGTCCTGAGTTCTTGTGCTGCTTAGCACCAATGCGCTTTGACTCTCCTCGTTCACTCATAATTTTTCCTGCTTTTCTTTTGAGCAAAAGACACAGAAGACAAGTGCCTCTCAGGGCACAGCCAGGTAGTTTCTTTTGTATCTACATAAAGCCTAAGGCTTTTGACTATTACCTTGCATGTATGGCATGGGAACTCACCAACGATGATCTCATACTTCCCGTTAGCCAAGGATCTTCCCCCTTAACTCTTCTTGGTACTCTGGGTTTTCTTTTACGTACTTGATAAAGGCATCTCTACCCTGAGCTTTTTCACCGTTAGGAAGCTTGTACCAAGCTCCTCCACGCTCTGTTAGCCCCATCATCTCTGCTGTGTCTACTAGGTCTCCAACGGTATCTATTCCTATAAGGTCTCCCTTAAAGTAGAAGTCGTACTCTGCGGTCTCTCCTGGAGCAGATGTCTTTGAGTGGGTTACTTCCCAGCGCACCTTTCGGCCAACCTTCTGCTCGATAAGCTTGTCTCCTACGGGAATCTTATGCTTGATAGCATTGTTATCAGAAGTTGAAGAGAATAGCTTTATGATTGTCGAGGACATGAACTGAGTAGTCTGACCACCAGATGGCTGCTGAGTAGCATACAGCCCACCAATGTTAGTCCTAGACTGAGAAATTGCCATGATCAGTGCTGGCTTTTCTCTGTTGTTCGCATAGTTGATCATTAACCAAGCATGCTTCAAGTCTTTAGATTCTGCACCTATCTGCTTTGTATTCTCCAGCTGCTTTAGCTCATCAGAATCTTTTTCAAAGTATACCGCTGGCAGAAGAGAACTAATACTATCAATGACAATCATATCGACTCCTGCATTTAGAAGACCGACTACTACATCGACCATGTCGTTAGTGCTTCTGGCCTCAGAGTATATTAACTGTGAGGTGTCTACTCCTAGAGCCATTGCCCACTCTTCATCGTAAGACATCTCGGCATCTACCCATGCGCAAAGCTTTCCATCCTTCTGTGCCATCGCTACTGTCTGAAGACATAAAGATGACTTGGCACTGGACTTGCTACCCCAGAGAAGAACCTGCCTTCCATAAGGCAGTCCGCCACCTAAGGCCTTATTCAGGCCCATACTAGGGGTAGCCTGGAATTCAGTTTTAATGCCAATACCTGACGCAACCTTCTTCCTAAGCTTCGGGTTGAGCATTGCTAGAGCTTCTTCAAACGTTGTCATCTAATACATCCTCCAAAATAATTGTTCCATCTTTGGTTTTTCCTAGAGAGAACCTATAAGCTGTTCCTTCTTTAATCTTCATGTATGCCTTTGGAAATGCCGTAGGAAATACAGTGACTGGGTGGAGGTCACGTGAAGCATCGGCAAGGGTGAGGGATCCCATTTTCTTGCCTGCTTTCGTAACCCTGGTGTTAAATGCTACAACGTACAACTCATCGTCCTTAAAGGGCAATGTCTTGTAGTTTAAGAACCTAATAATTGAGGCCTTAGAATCATTTATCTCAGCTGCTGGTATAGCTGTAACAATTCTGTTATCACTTGCTAACAACAGGTAAGTCTGTCCTGGCTCAATAGTGGTGTCCTCATCGTCAAAGATACCTACGCTTCCAGTTTTATCCAAAAGCTCTACCCTAGACCAACCCTTTCCACGCTTTATGCTCTTGACCATTCCCATTAAGACAAAAGATCCCTTTTCTTCGAAGTCACATACCTCGTCCATAAAGGCGTGGTAGTGCGAAGGCACAGGAATATTAAACTCTGGCAAGTTTAAGTACTCGTATAGATTCTCTTTAATCTCTTCGTCATTCCTAGGATTATCATCGAAGGTTGCTCCTCCAATAATCTTTAGAGATGATAGGGCTCTAGTGTTTACCCCGTTACCCTTTGAGGTTGTGAATTCCTGAAGTTCCTTGTACGATGAAAATGGCCTGGCTTCCATAAACTTTCCAGCAATGTTGTCGGATATATACTTTATAGCGGTTAGACCAAATCTTATTCCTTTGCCTTCAATTTTAAAGTCGGCATCAGAGTCGTTTATGTGAGGAAGCCTTACGGGAATATTCATACGCTTAGCCTCGATAAGATACTCAGTCCTGGCATCCTTATCTTTTTCATTCTTGAGCACTGAATACATGAACTCTAGAGGATAGACATACTTTAGCCATGCAGTCCAGTATGAGAGCGTCGAGTAAGCCACGGCGTGAGACTTATTGAAAGAGTATCCTGCGTGGGCCTCAAAGTCGCTCCAGAGGTCTCCTGCGACGTTTGGGGATACAAACTGAGATGCTCCCTTTACAAACTTATCCCTAAACTGGTCAAACTCTTTGGCATCCTTCTTTTTTCCAATGATCTTACGAACAGTGTCTGCTTCTGCCATTGTCATTCCTCCAAGGTGGACACACGCTTGCATGACCTGCTCCTGGTACAAGATACAACCATAAGTCTCTTCCGTGAACTCCTTGAACACTTTGTGGTGGTAGCTAATACTCTGCCTACCCTGCTTGCGAGCAATGTAATCTTTACCAATAGTATTTGCAGCGCCAGGGCGGACCAAGGCATTAGAAGCTGCTAGCTCTGAGAAGTTCTTCACCCCCATCTTAACTAGAAGATTTGTATATGGAGTTGCTTCACACTGGAAGACACCCTTTGTGTGACCATCGGACAGCATGGCGTATACATTTTTGTCATCCATATCTATATCATGGAGGTCAATCTTCTTACCAGTCCTACTAGCGACAATCTTAAGTGTATCCTGAATCACGGACAGAGTCTTGAGGCCTAGAGCGTCAATCTTAATTAGACCAATTCTCTCTGCCTCAGCCATGTCTACAGCGACTACAGGAATTCTTTCTTTAGTTCCTGGAGAGGTTCTTGTTTCTAGAGGGGCATATTTAAATATTGGCTCCTTAGAAGTTACAACACCAGCAGCGTGAATTCCTGTGCCTCGGATCCGACCACGGAGTTGGTTACCATATACCTCTACCTCTGGATACTTTTCACGAAACCACGCAGACTGCTTAGACATAGTAAAGTCTTCCCAGTCATCGACAAGTTTAAGAAGCTTGTTCACATCCATCAAGGGGATATTGAGGACACGTGAAATGTCTCTAATCATTCCCTTACCACGAAACTCGAGGAAGGTCGCAATAGATGCCACGTGGCGATACTGCCTAGTCAGGTAATCCTTAACTTCTTCTCTTCTGGTGTCCTGAATGTCAGTATCAATATCTGGGAAGTCATTACGGTCTGGGTTAATAAACCTAAAGAATAGGAGCCCATGAACTATAGGATCTATATCTGTAATCTCTAGAGCATAGCAAAGCAAAGAGCCAGCAGCAGAGCCTCGACCAGGCCCAACCATGATATCTTCTTTCTTAGCCCAAGCAATCATAGACCTTACGACTAGGAAGTAAGGACCAAACTTCTTGTCCTTAATAACTTTCAGCTCTACATCCAAACGGTCAAGGTACTCTTGGTTTGTATCTAGGCCTCTGATCTTTAGTCCTGCAATTGCTAGGTCATAAAGTTCTTTGTCTGGGTTCTGATACTGTACTGGCAAGAGGTCTTGGTGGTCTCTAATGTCGTAGTCTTCTACCTTTGCAACAATGTCTCTAGTTGCTTGGTACATGTCTTCTCGGTCAATACCCTGAGCCTTCATGGCTGTGTGCATCTCTTCGTCAGACAGTAGGTATATATCAAATCGCTTAAAGGTCATTGGGCGATCTGCGCCGTACAGGTAATCTAGACGGTCGTTTAGCTTCTCGTGCTTAGTTGACTTCTCATAAGTAACATCTTTAAGAGTCTTATTAGAGTAGGAATTTAGGATTAACTTTAGCTCCTGGACGTCTTTCTGCCCTGGATCTGAGTGGTGGCAATCAGGTGTGACTACTGGAGTGACTCCAAACTCATCTGCGAGTGCCAAAAGAGTCTTGTTGATCTCTGGTGGGTTGTGAGGCATTACCTCTATGTAGTAGTCATCTCCAAAAGTCTTCTTGCACCACTGGACATGCTCTTTTGCGTAGGCTAGCTCGTCGGCCTCGATAGCTTTTGCTAGGACACCAGAGAGACATCCAGAGGTTACGATCAGTCCTTCTTTGTACTGTTCCAGTATTACCCAGTCAATACGAGGCTTACGATAAAATCCTTCAGTCCAAGCAAGTTCGTTTAGCTTATTTAGGTTCTCTAAACCCTTGTCATTCTTTGCAATAATAATTAGGTGGTTGTAGTTCAGGTCTAGTGGATCATTCAAGTGCTTCTTGTCTTCGTGGAGAAGGCGATCCTTAGTAATGTATCCCTCGATTCCGAGGATGGGCTTGATGCCTGCTGCCTTTGCAGCACGATACATCTCACGGTGTCCAGAGAGACTTCCGTGGTCGGTAATGGCAATGGCTGGCATACCCAGCTCTACGGCTCTGTCGACATACTCTTGTGGAGTAGCAATACCGTCGAATAGTGAATAGTGCGTGTGTACGTGTAGTCCAGCGTAACTCATTGATTTCCTTCTATGTTTTGTATTATTAAGATTATGACACAGTTGTTTGTTATTGTCAAGGGGCTGAAGAGAGACAAAAATGGGGGCAGCGTGATTGCTACCCCCAAGAATGTTAGTTAATTACCAATCAATGTTGGCGGATGTGACTGATGGCTGATCAAAGCCTAGGTAGAAGGCTTCTTGTTCTGCATAAGGAACTTCCCGAACAACCTTCTCTAGGTCTGGAAGCTCAAGGTCAGGCCATGTGTACGGCTCTGAGTCTGGCTTTGTAGGAAGGAGCGTGTAGTTAGTCTCAGTTCCGACTCCGTTACGCTTTAGCTTCCACTCCAGGTTTGACACGCTACCAGTTTCTAGGGCGTACTCCCGAATCGTGTTAAAGGCTGATTGCTTCGAGACACCCTGAGACCATACGGCTACGTAAGGCTCTTCCATTCCATCGTCCATAAGAACGTTGCAGTAAAAGCGGAGCTTGTTTCTCCAACCAGCTTTAGGCTCTTTACGAGACATCTCACAAGCAAAGCAGCGACCTTCTGTTTCCTGGGTACAAGCAGCTTTTCGCTTGTAGTCTTTTGGATTGGTGTGCTCTGAAATAACTACTGACAGTCCCCTGTCATCGTTATAGTTTGCTGATTCTGTGTCAAGCTCTTCTACAAAACGGATCTTTGCTGCTTGACCGTCTGCTAGTTTTACCCAACGGATCTTCTGACCTGTTGATTCATACTTTGGCTTATCAAGTATTGCATTGATATCTTTTAGCCCTTTGATTACGCTCATGGTTTTCTCCTGTTAGTTTTTCAGTTGTTTTTATTGTAGCATGCCCTCTATAGATTTGTCAAACGCAATGTCTAACTTTTTAATCTCTTCGTCTGGCATGTCTCCAACGTCTTTATATTTTTTGTCTATCTTTATTACGGATACACGGCCCTTAAGCTTATCTTGAAGCTTAGTTACCATATTCCCCCCTGCCTCATCGTTATCTGCAATAACAAAAATATTATTGAAGTACTTTTGAAGAAGTCCTATTTGTATTGAGGATACGTTAGATCCTAGAGTAGCAACTGCTGGTAGGCCACACTGATCAAGCCTAATGACATCAAAGGATGACTCGACAACATACACACTGTTGGATGTTTTTATCCTATGAAGGTTGAACAATACTTTACTTTTTGGCAGACCTGGAGTGTTCTTAAATGACTTCCCCTCTACCGACCTACCCACAAACCCAATGCTAGTTCCGTCTGGTGCTGCGACTGGGACTGTCACCATGTCCTGCCTCTCAGAGAATCCAAGTCTAAACTTTCGCATAGACTCTTCTGTAATTTTTCTACCAGAAAAGTATTCCTTAGCTCGTGTGGACTCTAAAGCTTCTGAGGAGAGCCTTATGATCTGAAGGTCGTCGTAGGGAACATATAGGGGCTTTACGTATAGCTGCCTGTCAATCTCCATAGCGAGATTAATCTCAGTCTCTTTACTCTTAATAAATCTAGCAGACTCAAAATATGTTCTGGAGGATGTGTGCATGACTAGCTCTATCAAGTCTGCAACTTTGTGACATGAAAAACAAAAGAAGGTTCCCTTTGATTTATCGACTTCTCCAGCTGGGGTGCGATGGTTTGGATGGAATGGGCAAAAAAGGAGAAAGTCTACGTCGACTTCACCCTCTATAGTTAGGCCTGCTCCTGTGAGAACTCGTTTGATTTGCTCTTCGGAGTATAGATGACCTGTGTTGCGTTTACTGACTCTATCCATTCACTCTTTTTCTTTCCTGTGTATATTCCATATAGTGTTAGTTCGAAGTTGTAGTACTCTGTTTTTTCATTATACCCTATTGTGAAGTCTGGGTCAATATCTACTCTTTGTACATAGCCAGAAAGTCTCATCTCGCTTTTTAGTAAGTTTACGTATTCTATTTTTAATCTTATGAAAGAGGCATCGTCGTGAATTGTTCCCTCTAACGAGAACTTCTTTATCGGCTTGTGATGCAAGTAATCCATGCATCTATTATACTAGCTTTCTTGATAGTCTTTGTACTTATACCAACCTTTATCAAAATCAGCTTGAACTAAAAACTCGCCCATGAACCCATTACGGTTCTTTCTGAACACACATTCTATGACATCGGAGTTAGGTCCCCTACCCAGAGCAAGCACCCAGTCGGCATCGTAGGCGATTTGACGGCTCCAGGCAGTTTGACCTAGGGTTGGGACTGTGTCTAGCTTGGTGACGTCGTCAGGGGTCGCTGAGGATATAGCCAGGATTGGGATCTCCTCTGAAATAGCCATTAGCTTCAGCTCACGAGAAAGATTCTTCATTCTTACAGTCTCATTCTCAGATTTCTGGTTAGGAGACATTAGCTGAAGGTAGTCAACAATAATAAAATCTGGCTTGTACTGGTCAATCTTTCCACGAAGAACTGATGGGGTTACTTCTCCACCAGAGTCATTAGATATGATATGAAACTCAGGCTTGCCCTCAAGCTTGCTCTTGTGCCAATTCTTAAGATCTTCAATCTCAATTTCACCAGCAGATAGCTTACGATGAGACCAGAGCCCTTCACCCATAATTGTAAATACACGATTACGAACTTCTGTCTCGCTCATCTCTAGGCTTACTACCATAGGAGTCTTACCGAGCTTCCATGCCTGTACCGCAAAGTATAGGGACAACCAAGACTTGCCGATACCTGGATACGCAAGGAACACTCCTAGTTGCCCAGGGGTAATCCCTGCTGGGAGGTAATCGTCAAATCCTGGCAAGCCAGTTCTGATTCCCTGGATACCCAAGGCAGCCATCTTCTTTGCGTTTTCGTAATAGGCAACAGCATCTCCGAGGTCAGTAGCATCAATGTCTCGGACGGTGGATGCGTTTTTCTTTAACTCTGCAGTCTTTGAAATTAAAAGCTCTAAGGCTTCTGGAGACTTATCTGACTGAATGTCTGCTGCTGCATTACGGATAAGCTCTTTAAGGCTTGAGTTCATAAACTCAGACTGTAGCTCTTCTAGGTGATACTTTGTTGCTCCGATGCCGTCCTCTGGAATAAAGTCTCTAAACTTATCAACGACTAGATCAACAGGTGGAGTGGACCCGTTGCGCTCGAAATATGTTCTTATAAATTCCCAGATATCTCCGTGAGTTACCATCAAGTTCTGAACGTTCGCCTGTAGCAAAACGTGAACCTGCTTGTCTTTTAGGACTGCGGATATGACTTTGGACTCTGCGTTACTCACTTAACCACTTCTTCGCTGCAACTCTGCGTTGCTGTCTGTCGTATAAATCTTGCTGGTATTGATTACGCTTATCGTTAATGTTCTGTGCGTAATTTGCAAAATATTTCCATGTCGGATTTTGGGCTACTTCGAAGTAATAGTCTAGCAGATCATAACAGAATTGTAAACCGTAAGATTCTACTAGGGCATCTGAGGCCCATTGTTCTACGTTTAGGTTTAGTTGGGACCTTGCCTCATACTTCAAAGCGTGGAGCTTAGCGTATCGACTCAGCAAGGCAAACCTTTCCTTGCGGTCTGCCATTACTTGTTTTCTAGCTCAGCGGAGGCTTCCTTGACTTTTTCTGCCAGACGATCCTCTACGAATGCGTATACACGATCAAAGGCTTCTGTTGTGTTTTCGCCCTCACGCTTGTTATCTGTAATCTCTAGGTCAATACGTAACGATTGAAAGTTACCGAGGTTAAGAGTGTATCCTAGCCCAACTTTGACTTTGGTGATTTCGTTTTCCATAACAACTTCTCTCTCTAAATTGATTCAGACCAAACTGGAATGAATCTCCCATCTTCTGTTCTTGTATATGTCAGTATACCATCGCCCATTCGTCTTGTCAACTCTTGCTTATTGGGTGTCATGTTATTTGTGATCAACCCATCTTTGCGTGGCTGGCCGATGTGGTAGGATGCAAGTATATCACGAATCTCGTGGACTTGGGTTTCTGAGTAATAACTTCTTACTTGCCAAGCAGTGCCTCCCCCCTTTTGTGATCCAGTTGCTGGAGGGATGACGCCTCTCTTAACTAGAGATGGCATGTACTTTTTGTGTCGGTTAACTAGCTCTGCGGTCTGCCCTACAGTAAAAGCTTTCTTTCTATTCTTCTTAAAGTCTCCTATTAGGCAGCTTTCAATTCTATCTTCAACTATGTTATACACGGACATAATTCCGTTTGACTTGTTTATGTGGTGAGATCTTACTAGGTACCCGTTAAGAAACCAAACTCTCTTGCTACCAAGAATAGCTGGCTTAGAGTTATACTCCTCGTCCTCAATACTACCTTTACGATTCATAGTTTTATAGGGGTACGCCCACGGCAATGATATCAACCTTAGCTGCGATTGTACCACCAGTGTTGAAGGTAACGCTACCGTCCACTCTTGAAGTTGTAATACTAGTTATGATAACAGACATGTCTTGACCAGCCGATGTGCCCTCGATCAGAACAGGCGTAGCTGTTACGATTGGAGGATACTTATACTCGCCCTTGAATGAATAAGAAAACGCTTTGGAAGTCTTTGCTGTGATAGACGTCAAGGTTGGATATACCGCAATCTCACCTGCGGTAAGACGGGTTTCCGTCATAAGGATGTTCTGGGCTCCAGAGGTAGTATCTATGGAGGCATACTTATAAGTTGATGAAGACGCCAGGTTAGCAAGTTCGTTGATTGCTTCAACGATCTGATAGATGTACGATACGTCGAGAGGTTGTCCTCTTGTGGGTGTTGGTATTCTAGCCATAGTAGTTAATTATAGCACAAGGCGATGGCTATATGTCGTATAGCTTAAACTTTGGGATTTCTGTAGGGGGGTTAGTCTTGTGGTAGATTCTCACAGCGTTTGCTGTTGCAGAAGCAGGCTTTAAGATATTCGCATACGTTACAGGAGTTGATCCGTAAAACTCGTAGTCAGATCCGTTCCAGCTAACCCATATATCATAGTTGTTCACTAGCCTAACGTTCTCTTCGTCAATAACAATATTTACTGCATCCCAAGATACTGTGAGAATTGAACCTGACACGGTGAGAGCTGCTACACCCAAGTCATAAACGTAATCAGGGTCTAGGGAGTATACAGGTGACCACGCAGAGGTTCTGTTCTTATCTTCAGACACAACTCGAAACCTAAACAGATACCCCTCGGTTTCTGCGTTGATAGCTGGGAGCTGGGATGCTGGGAACTTGGCTTTTTTGATTGCCATTATTCTACCCCCAGGCCAAACCTAAACTCTACCAAGTTTGCCGTATTGGCAAATTTTGTAATTGGCGTAGCGTCCAAAGTCTGAATCACGGAGTATCCAGAAAGTCCATATAGAGGATTAAAGCTTGTTACGTTCTCAAGCCTAAGGCCGTCAAGAGCGATGTAGAAATCATTTGTGGCTACCCCACCCACCTCTGCGGAAGCGTAGACCTTAACTGTCGACACATTCTGCCAGGAAAAGCCTTCACTGGTACTCAGGTCATTTAGCTGAATAGTATAGTTAACATATCTGTCATTTGTAAAGTCATGCTTTTGGGTTGAGGCATCCGAGGAAGAGATGTCATCCACGACAACTTCCATCCTAGCCCAGTCTCCCGATTCTAGTGAAGTGTCTGCAGAGGTGAACTCAACTATAATCTTTACTGAGTCGGGAATGAGAGCTGAGTTAGCCTCTCTGTTGACTACAGAAAATACTAGCCTTAGCTCATCCTCTGGAGAGTTCTTATTGTAGTCTGCAGAAATACCTGTAATGTGTACATGGCTACCGCTGGTTGGTGTCAGGTGTGTTCCATCATAGGTTAAAGTGGAGGAGTTTCCTGCTATAAAAAGAGTACTGTTTAAGTACCTGGGGGTCTCGTTTCTACCTATCCTGGCAGTGTTAGACATTGTCTTATTGTCTGCGTTAGTAAAGAATGCATTAGCAGTTTGTACAATGTTATAAGTTGTTACTTCGTCTCCTAGAGATACCAAAATGTTTGGTATTTGAGAGACGGTTTCTCCTGTGTGCTGTTCCCAACTTTCGTTGCTGCTAAAGGCATAGACCATCCTGGAGTCGTAAGCTCCTGCTGAAGGGTTTGAGCCTGCTGAATAAACTCCAAGCTCGGTGATTTCGTACCTGTCAGAGGTCGGTAGCTCTGCCGTCAAAACTATCTTCGATACTCCATCATCCTGTACGTAACCCCTAGAGATTATGGGAACTCTGAACATCTCAAAGTCTAAGCTTGTCTTTACTGCAAATTCTTCTGAGGGGATTACGTCTGTTTTCAAGAGTGCGTTTGGTCCGCAACCTACTGCAATATACGAGGCATAGGCAGGTGCTTGGCCAATAAGATATTTGGCAAGTATAGTTTTTCCAGTATTAGTAATCATAGTTGTTCCTAGTATATTGTATCATTAAATAGCCTTGTAGATGAAATAACCTGGATCTCTACTTGCTCATCTTGGGAAATATTGTTTAAGTTTATGACGATATCTCCAGTAACATCCTCGAAGTATCCCACTGGGTACTCTTCTGTAGGAAGCTTTTCATCTATGTTAATTGCAAAGTTTTTAAAGAGCTCGTCAGAAGAGCCCGATAGGGGAACTAATGATCGAGGGCTATACTGCAAGGCTATACTGTTCATGTTTCTTATGGGCTGGTAGGACACATCTTGCCCGTTGAGCATGTCATGCCTACTAAGACTAATTAGCTCTTGCCCACCTATCTCTTCAAAGATTAGGTTTGTCATTAGCTCTATAGTTACTTCTGAACTATCAAGCATTAGGTCTATCGTAGCTGGCTTTAAAAAGTCTTCGCTGGATGTAGCATATGTCTTTGCAATAATCTGGGGAAGTTCTGGTGTTGCTGAAGCCATCTTATCCTACCTCACTTAGGTATAACATCATAGAGGAACTGTCTCCACTATTCTTTGTGTATGATATTGAGTATACTACAAGCTGAATAGTTTCTGGCAAGATTCTGTCCGTACCGTCAGAGTCTTTGTAGTATATGTTTACGATATCTCCCAGCTGTATCATAGGGTTAGGGAATATATCTACTCCTACAGCCAATCTCTCCTTAGATACTTTTGACATGACCCATGACATCATTGACCTTGCGTCTTCATTTGTCTGCAAGTAGTTTGCGTCAAGAGTGAACTCTCTTCTTCCATACTTCATTCTGCTATCTTTTATGTTCTTGTATTCTTCTTTTACTAATAGCGGAGACCTGATTTCTGGATCATTGACAAACGAGGTGTCTCTTAGGTCGCTGTGCTTTTGGTAGAACTCGTCTACGGATAATGCAGTCTGGCCTGACTGGGTAAAAGTAACACCCTGGATCCTTAGGTAGTTTCCACTTGTCTCATCTAGGACTAACTGTGTATCTGTAGCGTTAAAGATTAAGAACTCTGCCCCATAGGGGTTTCCTTGGAATCCAGATACCACGTAGCCTCTTAGCTTGTTAAACGTAGGAGATAGTCTGGCGTAGAGAGCTGGGTAAGCTTTATCATACTTTATGTCAAAGTAGGCTGCCTCTCTCATTATGGTCCCGAACTCATCGTAAAAAATATTGTACTTTGTTCCTGAGCTACTTATCCCAGACAGGTATGTCGACTGAACTAGACCAGAGATAGAATACTTTCTAAAGGCTTCGTTTGAGGTTATTGACTGAGTTCCAAAGGCAGTGGAGATTGGAGCATCAATCTTTGAAGAGGGGTTCTCTCCGTAGTTATTTGACAAAGCAAACACATGCTCAAACATGCACCGTGAGGAACCCCTGACAAACATAGACATGTTCTGATATACAGGAAGGGGGTCTTTATCATCTACGGTTGCAATTTGGGTTCCGTTGATGTATAAGTAAAACCTTCTGTAGGAAGCAAAGTCTTCATACTCTACTGCCAGGTCGTATACTGTGGTGTTTTCTTCTGCTAAAATTCTTCCTTGTCCAGTAAACTTGCCGTCATCGACTAGGACACTAGAGAGTCCGTTCCAAAGGTAGTGAGTCTGGAACTGTACCTTATTCCCTGATCCTGACTTTGTGCTTTTGTAAAAAGCTATGTTATAAATGTTTCCAGTGTCATAGTTCTCAATGTTTCTATCTGACAAGGCTGCTAGCTCAAAGTAGTATCCAGTTCCGTATGTTGGCTCTATCAGAACTCCTAGCCCACCTGATCCACCAGATATGGAGGCATCCTGATTTGCTGAGCCACCTGATACTGTATAGTATGGCATGCCTCCTGCTGGGGACTGAGAGGTTGTCTCGCTGTTTTCTATCTTGCCAATAATCCTCATTCGAGTCCCAAAGCTTGTCATTGAAGTTTCTCTTCCTGCAAGAGACTTGTAGACATAAGATACGTGGTTCTTTGACAGTTGGTCAGATGCAAGGCTAGGTCCGTTAAAGACCAAAGCTGAAGCTTGCAGGGTGTCTGGGCTATAGAGAGCTTGGGAGTCAGTGGACTCCATCTCGTAGGTGTTAGACAAAAAGTTTTTGATGGTGCTTGACCTATAGGACTTAGAAGCTCTTGACTTAACCTCTAGGATATCTGTAGTTCCAGATGAACCAGTGTCAGACACGTTAATCGCAAAGGATGCTAGACCTGTAGCTTGTGCTGCGTCTAGGGCCCTCTTGCTGAATGGGTCAGAGACTGTTCCAGAAATTGAAGAAAGTCCTGTCCAGTAATTGTCTATTCCTGCAGAGTGGGAGGTCACCTCTGTTCCGAATTGGCCTCTACCATGCTTAGCCACTTCTCCATTTTTTAAGCTGACCAGCCCCTGGTTAGACTCAAAGTTAGGCTCTGCGTAAATCCGAATTCTTCCTGTTGGATAGATCTTTCCATTAAAAGGTAACTGGGAGAAATACTCTTTGTAGTCTTGTGTACTTGTTAGCCAAACGTTACTTGCTGAGGTGGCATTGTTACTTGTCACTCTTTGAGGAACGCTGTACTCAACTGCATCAAATCTTATAATTTCTCCGTTAGCGTAGAAGTAACCACTATACCTAGATAGCCAGTAGACAGCTTCTCCAATGTCAATAATGTTATTCCTGACTTCTCCATTAGACACGTAGGGGATTACGTCCGTAACACTTGTATTAAGTGGCATAGCCCCTAGTACGTACCCAGACTGAGTGGAAGAGCTTTCATTAATAGCCTTAGTTGTGTCCTCCGATGGAACTTCCCAGAGCAGCACTGGCTTATAGATCCAGGTCTTATCTTTGTCCATTACGTAGGCTTGCCTTATTGTTCCGTAACTCTTCTGAATATAGTTTACGGAGAAGTTTATGTTCCCGTCGTTAAAGACTTCCATTCCCTGCTGGGCTACGTCAATGATTGACTCTAGGTTTTTTGAGTCATCCTTGCTTCCGTAGATAACTGTATCCGAAAGTCTTTCCCCAGATCCTGGAAGCATGTAACCTCTGGAGCAAACTATGAAGTTGTTGTCCTCGTCAAAGTACATTGCTGACTGGGTAGACACCGCCAACTCATTAAGAATTTCGGCTACTGTCTTGTCTGGTGGAACGTAGAAGAAGGGGATTACAGGATCAGACTCTGAATCTAGTCTCTTGAATACGTAATTAGAAAATCCAATCGAGTCTAGCAATACTGATATTGCATAAGAGAGCGATATATCTGGGAGGAATACTTGTGGTGCCTGGAGGGACTCGAAATAGAAAAACTTGTCCCTTAGATTAATAGTTACTTTTCTGTTTGCGTGTTCTATCTGGGGGAATCCATCTGCGTATAGAGTCTTTATCGGAACGTAGTAATCGACCCCATCTACGCCAAAGAAGGCATCAAAGATTGATATGCTGAGGTTGTTTGCAGCATACTTAGAGATAAGACTTTTTTCATTGTTTTTGTCAAAGGCTCTGTCGGGGTCAAAGATTGTTATAGATCCCGTGGAGGCTAGTAGCTGTCCAACTGGCAAACCACTAATGCCTAAGTCTGAGGCGTTCTTTTGTATAGACAAAGCTTCTGTATAATCTGAGATATCCGCAACCAGCCTAGGCGATAGCTCGATAAGGTCAAAAGTGGAGTTTAGGTTATTCATGGTCTTGGCCACTACCCGAAGACCGTTGATGTACTTGAACTCTCTGTACTCTGGAAGTCCAGACACGGAGACAAAGCTATCTGCGTTTACGATCTTGGATGTTATGATCTTGTAAGAGTCATTCTCATAGTCGGTGAGCCTCCAAGAATAACTTGAAGCAAATGACATGTAATACGTTCCTGTCCATACGTGGTATGTCCCACCGTCAGAAGCGTTATCCCTGACCAGGTATGCGTCTCCAACCCTGTCGGATGGCACTAAAGAAAGAAAGTCGGAAACTTCTCCCACCACGCTAAAACTTTCTACAAAAGCTTCTGGTATGTCTAGGCCGTATCCAATCTCCACATATCCGTCGGAACCGATGATAGGAGACCCATCTCTTCTCCTGTCAGAGGATAAGAATGATAGTGCGTTTACCCAGGAGTTATCGGCATCTAAGTACTGGATTTCCCAGTCAACAGGTGTCGTCTGATAGAGCTCTCCGTATAAAGGATCATCTATTGCTCCGTCCTCTGTAGAGAAGGGTCCCATATCTATGGAACCAATATTCGTCTGCATCTTTACGACAACTCTGTTAGCTGGCACAGGCTCTTTGTATACTACGAAGGGGGCTGCATCACTTATGTAGAACTTACTGCCCTGCTGATCATTAGCAATCCCATACTCTATGCCACCCTCTGTCCTGTATGACGTCCAGTACTTAAACTTGTCTTTCTTATCTGAAGCATAGTACCTTGGTCTCTGAGACATATGCATGTTTGCAGAGTGAGTATAGTTGTTATTTACTCCAATGCGAAGCTTGTTTATTCCAGACCTTGGCCTGAACCTTGCAAAGCAGTCATCTAAAGAATATAAAAGTTTTTCTTTTTGCTTTATAGAAAGAAAGGCTGTGGGAATTAACTCTTGACTGCTTAGTGTTTGGTCTAGGTATCCTCCTTGGATTACGACATCCGCATCGGTGGCGCTTGTATAGTATCCACCAGTGTCATAGGGATCAAAGGAATTAGGGATGTTTGAGAACTTTGTTTCATCCCTTGGACGAAATCTGTAGTTTCCTACCAAGTCTATATTATCTGCAAAGTTCATATTCCACTCAGCCAAGATTAGGGTCTGAGACTTTATTGATGCAGATGTGTTTATGTGAGAACTAAGCTCTGGACTGTTATACATTTAGGCCTCTTCCAGAGATACGGACAGATTCCAAAGATCTAAGTTTCCAGCACCCCTCTTTTGGATGCTATAGGTAAAGTCTGAAACGAACATTTCTTTTACCTGAGTGTACCTCTGTATAGCCAGGTCTGAGTATATGTCTGTTCCGTTAAAAACAGTGTCCTTGTAATTGTCGTAAGAGAGCATTACCCAAAAAGATCCTTGGTGATTGTTGTACCAATGAAGAAGCTCTGCCCCTCCTGCGCCACCGTCAGCCGTATACTCCGTGTCTGTTTTTCCTGGTACTCCAGAACCTCCAAGGTATTCGGTCTTTCCCTCGGAATCGAACTTAGGGTCTAAAGCGTAAGATTTTGAAGGAAGCATATCCCAAGACAAGGCTAGAGTTATCTTGTCTGCAATATGGTGAGATCGCATTCTTCCGTTAATAGTCCTTTGCCTGTTTTCTATTCTCTCTATAGCAACATCAATAGGTTGCCTGTTGTGGTCAGAGAGGATTATGAACTCGTCATTGCCTTTGATCCAAGTATTAGAACCTGGCTCGGAACCCGATGGCAGGTATAACCCGTTTGTCAGAACAGGCTCTGTCTCTGACCAAAGCACAGCTTGAGGTCTTGCATACTTCTGCCTACCAGTAACATAAGCGTTGCTTGCCATTACGACCTACCTCCACGTATTCTTTGAGAGTCTATACTCTTTATTTTTTGCATCACTGCACTAGCAATCTGGTCAGGGTTGGCATCTGACTTAACATTTACGTTCAAGCTATAATTATACACTGAATCAGCTGAGGATGTTCCATTATTCATGGACTTCATCTTATCTACCCCGAAACTCTTTACTGCTGACTTGCGCATTACGAACTCTCCTGGAGTCAGCATTGCTGGAACAGTGTCAGAACCCATAGCAAAGCCTCCGCTAGCAAAGTACTTGGGAACCATGCCTCCCATAGAATATCCTCTGACCACTCCACCCATGGCGTATCCTCTGCCACCCATAGTATTTTGATCTCCAGTCAAGCCTCTAACTTTTTTAATTCTTTCAATGTTTATGCTCTCGAGCCTTTTCCCCATGGCTGCATCTTCAAAGTTGCCACTACGGACTCTGTCTCTAGTAATCTGAATTAGCCTGTTAAGCTCTGCTGTCTCAGAGTCGTTGGAGTTGCCCTTGTCTACGGGACCCATACCTAAGTCTACTTTACCTCCAGTTAGTCCTGGAAGAAGAGCCAAAGCTTTCTTTATTGCCTCCATGTAAGACTCTGCTTCAACTCGAGCTAGGTTAGTTGCGTTCTCAATGTCTCCCCACTGCGTTTCTGTTCTACCCAGATAGGTCAGAGTTTCAAGCTGTGCGTCTCTTGCTTTTTCCGCTATGTTTAGAGACCTCTGGGCTGGGACCAAGGTATCGTGCTCAATTCTTTCAATCTCTTGCTTCCAGCCAGCAATCTGCTTCTCCAGCTCAACCCTCGTTTGGCCACTGGTCGAAGTTATGGAAGCTAACTCTCTTTCCTTAGCTGTGTCAATGTTTGCCTTCATCGTGTCAGCTTGGTCTGCAGCTGCCTGGGACCTGGCTTCCTGTACCGCCTGTGCTGCTGCAGCTATGTCACCACGAGACAGTGCGTCAGCTACGTTTAGAGACGCCTTCTCTTGTGACTGAATGAGCTTGTTTACGTTCTGAATTGCCTCCAGAGACTTAATTCTTGCTTCGTATTTTTCGTTGATAGCATCTTCAGACCTTTCTATTCCAGACAACTGGTATTCGTTTTCGCTTACTTTGTCTGTATAGGATTCGATAGCCTCTTCTGCTTCTTTTATTATTTTACCTGCAGCATCGAACCTAGGTCGGAACTGAATATCTATAGCTGCTTTCTTTGTTGCGAACCATTCTGAGATATTAGAAAAGGCTTCGCTTACAGCTGCTGCCTGACCTTCAGGAGTCGTAAGAGTTACCTGAATCTCAAGAGACTTCATCATTTCAATTTGCTTTAGGTAGTTTTTCAGTGCTGCAGCATCCAGCTTTCCATCTTTAAGGTCTGCAATGAAAGCCTTTGCTAAGTCTGCATTTCCAAGAATGTCGACTATGTCCTGTGCCTCAACCCCCATCTTACTAAGAATCGGAACTATTTTTAAGAACTGAGATTGCATCTGAATCTGTTCTGACCTCTCACCAAGGAGTTCTCTCAAAGCATTCTTCTTGCTTACTGCGTCAAGCTCTTTTACAAGAGACAGGATCTCCTTATACTTCTTACTTCCTACTTTTGTAGTAGATAGAGCAAGAGCTAAGGTTGAGTCGGACGCTGCATCAGAAGCTGCAGAAATATCCATACCAGCTTTACGTAGTAGTCCGTAAGCTTTTAGGCTATTCTTTATCTGGGATCTTTCTTCTTTTAACCCCTCTATTGCTTTTTGGGAAGCAGTTTTTTCTCCAGATCCTCCCGAGCCTTGGTCGGGGATATAGTTTTCTGCTGCGGTGTACTCTGCAATTTTCAAGATTAGGGCGTCGACGGCGTCGGTGTTCTGATTTGCTGCGTCGGCTGCGAGGGCGTGGCCGTATGCCTCATACAGAAGAGCATTCCCCAAAACCATTGCAGCTCCTGCAGCTCCAAGAGAAGTCTCTTTTAAAACATCGTAGGCTAAATTCTTGTCTTTAAGATTTTCTATCTCTTGCTCTAAGTCAGTAAAATTAGCTTGGGCTGCTTCGAGTACCTTTTGCTCATCAAGTGCGCTGGCGATGAGATCCCTGTTCTTTTTATCTAACTCCATCTTTTCTTTAAAGCCTTTTATAAAGTCGTTCTGTGCCCTATTTATTTTACTTTGCTCTTCAGGGTCAGCACCAGTAGCACCCATTAGGGCTATCATGTCGGGACTTACGCTAATCCCCATGGATAACATCTTAAGTGCAGTTAGTGCACCAGTTACATTAGTAATGTTTTCAAATAATTCACTATTCTCTATGCCCAGAGCTTTAGCTAGGTCTGGCAGGATTAGGGCTGCTGCTGCAGGTGGAATTTCTTCTAGGGAGCCCAGGAGCTTGTCTGTTTCGTAAGAAGCTGCGCTGGCAGAGATACCACCATTAACAAATTCTGTTCTTAAAGCTCCCAGGTTGCTTGCCAGGGTGGGGATTGTTTTTGTGATTCCTTCTACAGTTGCGTTGTATGCAAGTAAAGCTCTGTCCTTATCCGATGTCGCTTTTGAGTAGCTGCCTCCGTTTTTGATTATTGCATTCTCTGACTCTGCAAAAGCCTTGTTTATAGCCTCTGTATCAAATGATGAGTCATCGATTATGGTTGGTAGGGTTATGTCAATATCGGAAAAGTCTAGGCCTATATTTCCTTTGCCTGCAGCCATAGCAATTGATCTCAGCACCAGCTCTGCATCCTCTGACTCTAGTCCAGAAGCAGCTAAAGAGTTTGCCAAGGCCCTCATTATTTTTTTGCCCTCTTCTTTGCTAGCCGAAGATAGACCTGCTAGCTCATCCTTAAACTGTTCCTTTAGGGAGTCACTCTGAGACATTTCCTCAACTTGAGATTGCATCTCTGCGCTACCACCGTTAAGGCCTCCGACTTGCCCTGATGAACTAGTCTTGATATCTTTTCCAAAAAGCGTACCCAGAGCTTGTAGCTTTTCTGCGCTAAAGTTTGAAGCTTTCCCTAGATTCTCTACCCTCTTTGCTGCTTCATCAGATTTTTTCTTAAAGTGCAGGAACACAGCGATAAGTCCTGCCACAGCTAGACCAGCTGCGACAAAAGCCATTTTCATAGGACCTCCAACGAAAGCGCTGATTCCTGCAAGCCCCTTCTTCAATACTCCTCCACCTGCGACAGCGACCGTGGCTGCAGCTTCTGAGGCTGCTCTTTTTCTGTTGGCTACGGAAAGCAAGAAACTTTCTTTTGTAAGCATCTGAGTTATCTGGATTAAGGCAAAGAAGACTCCTGACAACTGGAAGACCTTCTGAGATACCTCTCCAAGCTTTCCACCTGCCATCATTCCTGCACCTGCAAGAGAGGTAAGAGCAAACATTCCTCCGCTTAGGGCACCTGACATCTTCTGAAGTCTTGCAGTGCTGTTTTTTGTAGCTGCGCTTTGGGCTTGGGTCGCTACAACGGATTGCCTTTGTGCAACCGCAGCTCTCGCTGCATCTCCAGACGTGTTTTGCTGAGGAGCTGAGGACCTTCTTTTGCCTGCTGGCTTCTGACTTGCAGCATCTACGATTCCAGACTGCCTCTGCTGGCTAGCACTTGAGGATCTCCTAGACCCAGACTTTACTCCCTGGTTGTAAGCTTTAGCGTCATCGGATCCATCTTTGGCAGCGAGCCTGTGTGGGCTCTTCCGATCTCTGTTCTGCATATACTGGTCTTGAGACTTGTTGCTTTGGACTCCCTTGTTATAGGCTTTTGTGTCTTCAGCTCCCTTTTTGATAAGGGCAGACTGGCTATTTGCTGGTGAAGACATCTGCTTATATCCTGTGTAGGACCTTTGTCCAGCTAGAGCTGTCGTTGAGCTACTTACCCTAGAAGCAGCTGTGATCTCTCTTTTCTCCTGAGCAGATCTAGCAGCGTGAGCCCTATCAGCATCAGCCTTGTGCAGTTTGCCTTGAACGGCTCCATTTGAATCAACGAGAGTGACACCATTACCTCGAAGAGAAGTTTTTCCAGACCTAATGTTTTCCGCATTCATCTTTGATGATATTGCTGACCTAGTAGCTACTTGGGCTTTTTGTCTTTCTCTCAGAGCACTGCCTGCAGTTCCCGTATTCCCTGACTTAGACTCTGCTTTTCTGATTACGATGTCTGCAGCTTTTGCTAGCTCGGCGTCAGATACTAAACCGTCTACAGAGAGCTCGTGGGCTAATTTTCCTATTTCGTCATCAAGCTGTTGCATGGTAGCTACCATATCCGAAGACATAGATTCCCTGGGTCCTAGGGCTCCCGTCTGTCGCATGCCAGCTTCTCCTGCAGCGGTGAGGCCACCTTTTCTTGAAGAATACTCTTTTAAGAACTGATCCTTATTCTGCCCAGTCCTAAGTGCTATGTTTTGCTCTCTGGACATTTCTCTGGTTAGACCAGAAAGACCCATAGATCCGTCTGCATTTTTTGTAGGCAGGGTAAGGTGAGCTCTCTGTACCTCGTTTGGGCCACCTTTTGGAGACAGGCCTCTGGCTCTGACCTCTGCTTTAAGGGCTGCTGCGGTTAATTTTGATTGGGCCTCTAGCTTATCCATAACAGAGGTCAGGGAGTCGAGGGATGTCCCTGCATCGGCGAGACCTTGTATTCTGGACTGCATGGCTCCTGAACTTCTTCCATCTGGGACACCATACTCTTTGCCTCCGACGTTGACCTTACCTCCGAGAATTCCGCCTTTAGCAAATCCTGGGATTCCTCCTGAAATAAGCTTAGCAAAAAATCCTGGATTCTTGCTTACTACCTTGGCTGGTATGATAGCTTCTCCATTAGAGACCTGCGCCAAGATAGAGTCTGAAGTCCCTGTTCCCTCACCTGAGATTATTCCACCAGAAGCGTATCCTTTGACCGCACCTTTTCCGATGGATGTTGGCATGGGACGAACTGCTGTTAGTCTTGATGCAGCGAGAGCTGCTTTTTCGTATGCTGCTGTCAATAGGGATACAGCTGTAGTCTCGGATGTGAACTGCTGAGTTAGCCTCATGTGTGACTGCTCAAGAGATGCTGATGCTGCGTTGGCTATCAGTTGCTCCTGTGTAAGGTACTGAGTTTGGCTTCCCAGTACGCTGGTGTCCTGAGCTGTTCTTAGGAACATAGTTCTTAGAGCTGCAAAACCTTTAAGAATGTTTGCTGCGCCGTTAGCAAGAAGACCAAACGTCATCAGAGCTACGGGGGCTATTAGTCCCAGGACAGCTGTTAAGACTACGACAAAGTTCTTTGCTCCGTCACCCATCTTATCGAATTGGCTAAGAAGTTTAGTAGCAAACTGAATAATAGGTGTGGCTGCTTTGATGAATTGCTCTCCAATAGGAGCAATGGCAATCCTCAAGTCCTCAAAAGCCTTCTTGAATGCGAAGGTGGTTGACTCTGAAACAGCTCCAAGCTCTTTGGAAGATAGGTTTGCAAGCTCTTGAGTTGAAGCTCTAGTTAAATCTAGAACCCTTGCTGCCTGGCTACCCTCTTTTGTTATGTTCTGGAATAGGGTTGAGATTCTTGCGAACTGAAACTTTCCAAAAAGTTCTTCAATAGCTCTCGATCTTTGCAAAGGCTGCAATTCATCTAGCGCAAAAGCAAGCTCTGTTACGGTTGTCTTTATGTCTCCTGCGTTGCCCTCAACAATACCATTAATGTTAATTCCCAGACCCTTCATCATTTCTGATGCTTTCATGGTTGGGTTAATTATTCTGGCAAGACCCGACTTTAGAGCGTTAGCTCCTTCTGAGGCATTGATGCCACCTTCTTTCATGGCGGTCAAGAAGTAGGCTAGGTCTTCTACGCTTCCACCAAGTTGTTGGATAACTGGACCAGCTTTTGGAATAGCTATGGTTAAGTCTTCAATGGCCGTCACTGTCTGGTTCTCTACAGCGTTAAGAAAGTCTATCTTTCCTGCTAAGTCTTCTGCCGAGATTCCGAAAGCGTTTGTTACAGAGATCGTAGCCTCTAGGGCTTTTGCTTGATCCACAGATCCCAGCACGGACAGCCTTGTAGCTTCTGATACTTGGGCCATTAGGTCTGCCCCTGTCTTACCCATGGCAGCTACGTCTGAGGCTAGTGCCAGGGTTGATTCTAGGGATACTCCATACTGGGTAAACTCTGAGGCCAACTCTTTAAGCTGGTCAATCATGGCGTTGGCTTCTTCTGGTGGGGTGAAGAGCTCTCCGTATACACGCCTAAATCTAATAGCTTCTTCTTCGACCTTCATGAATGTTTTACCAGCCATGGATCCGAAGATTGCTAGAGGAATAGTAAAACCAACCATAAGCTGTCTACCAGCCCACTGAGTATTCTTTCCGAAGTTCAGTAGGTTGGTAGACCCCTGCCTAAGCAGTTGGTTAAAGATTTGTTGCTTCTGGGCTGCTATAGCTGTTTTAGTGGCGAGATTGTTCATGTCCAGACTCAAAGGTCTGACTGCTATAGATTGTAGTGCCCCATTAGCGTCTCGACCCATGGCAACGTATTGGGTCTGCAGGGTTTTTACACGTTCTCGTGCTACCTTGTTTATGGTGTTAAACTCACTAATGAATTTACGACCAAAGGTTTTAGATGCCCCACCAGCGTATCTAAAGTACTGCCCCATAGACAGCTTGTTTTTCTCAAGAGCATTCGTGAAGTTCTCTGTGGTGGAATGCACTCTTTGCATACTGGCATTAAACTTACCAGATGAGTTTATGTCGGATATTAAGTTACGTTGTAGGTTCTGTTGGCTAGCAGTGTTGACTGCCGACCCCTTTGCAAGCTGCCGATGAAAGGTTGATATTTGAGACTGAAGTTGCTTAATCGATGCAAGAGCTGCCGTTGTATCTATGTTTACGCCGAATTTAGCTTCGAAATCAGCCATTCACTAGCACCTCGTGTTAAGTATTATGTTGCAAGAACATTGGCATCATCTAGGACTATGCCTGATGCTGCTTCTACCACCTTGTAAACAGTTGGAAGATCTAGGTTCTCTTCAAGAGCCTTTAGATCATCCGCTATTTCTGGCTTGTACTGACGCATTGCAATCTGCACACACTCCATAAGAATGTCCATTGACTTGTCATTGTCTGTAGCAACCTCAGAAATTTCTCCAAACTTCTTCAAAAATGAGCGTAGCAGTGAAACCTTTAGGGGACGAACAGTTAGCTTAGTTCCATCCATTAGTTCGATCTCGGTTTGCCCGATAGTTGTTGTAGCCATTTGTGTTTACCTCTCCATAGACCTTTATTGGTCTACACAATTATAGCATAGTTAGGGGACGGATTATCCGATCTTCTCATACGACAGGCCCATACCTATACCAAAACCAGCCTTTGCAGCGTTGTTTCCCTGTAAGGCTACAATATCGTCAGGGTCTGAGGTCTTTCCACGTGAGAATACTCTGGCCTTCATCTCTTCCCATGCGTTAGCTTCTTTCTTACCCGTCTGCTCATCCAGGTCAACACCCTGCATAGCTGCCAAGAACTTCTTCTCTGCGTAGTCAAGCTCTCTCTTCATCTCTATGGTCTTACTTAGTTCTGGCAAGGAGATAGAACTCTCCAACTCCGCATAGTCTTTCCAAATTCCCAGAAGAAAAGCTTCTGCCTCTAGACTGGCAAGGTCAAAAGTTTCCCAGCTTGCTTCTGACTCTTTAGCCTGATCAGATATTGGCTCAGGCTTTTCTGTACTCAGACTGATGTCTGCTGCGTAATTGAGTATTTCGTAAAGAGTTTGAACATCAAAGTTGTCCTCGACTTCTTCGGATGTCTTTATTGAGGGGTAGTACTGTCTCATAGATATTCTTATGCACTCTATGAGATGCTTAAGAGCTACATCATCGTTAGAACCCTTAGAAGTCCTTACCTCTGCGAACTCAACCATGAAGTCACGGAGAAACTTTATTTTAAGTGGGGTTACGTAAATCTCTAGCCCGTCTACTGTGTAGACGTATCCTGAATTATATACTCTAGTTGCCATGCTTCTATTATAGCAAAAGAAAACCCCCTAGCATTACACTAGGGGGAAATCTAACTAATCTTTTGGTCTGCTTACGCAGGCATTGCTAGTGTGCGGTCAACGATCTTTCCGTATGATGCAGCGTTGTTTGGTAGCAAGCGGAAGCTTACCTCAAACATTGTTGCTTCGTCACGCTTAGCTGATACTGTAACGCTCTCGATTGAGAGTGCACGGTATGCAACATAGACTCGCTCAATTGCTGAACCAGCAGCACAGTCTCCTGTACCTGGACCAACAGCAACCAAACCACGCTCTACTGGACACTCACCGATGTCACCTGCGGACAGGTTTAGGGTGCTTAGTGTGGAAGATGTTCCACCTGTGCCGACTACGTCGACTAGGTCGTCATCCTGTCCAGCTACTGCAAACAGTAGGTTCTCTAGTGTTGCCTCTGCAAACGATGTATTCAGGTTAACCTGCATACCCTGCTTGTAAAGTTTTGCAACGTCTAGTACCTGGTCAACGCTTACTTCTCCGAAGTCTGGCTGGAACTGTAGCTCCAGTCCGTTGCTGGTGTAACCAACATTTCGGAAGTCAGCATCTGCCTCAAGCGTATCCTTTAGGGATTCGTTATCAACGTAGGCTGGCATGGCTGCGTCATTCAACTCGCCAAGTTCGTATGTAAATAGAGCTGCTGCACCAACAATGATGTTTGCACTCGTACCACGTGTATATGCCATATTTCTTTCACCTCTTTTTCTTAATAGATAGAAAGGGCGTTTGTTTCCTCAATTACAATTATACCAGAGGTTTATGAAGAACTACTCTTATGCCAGTCATAGTCAATAATTATTTTATTACCTGCAAAGGTTCTGGCTGTGCCAAAATCAACAATATCTCTGCTCTCTTCAAGCTGGTAAATTTTTATCTTGTGAAAGAATGGAAGGGGGAGTGGGGTTCCTGAATCATCGACTAGAGGTGATGCTGAAGACTGCTTTGCTTTTATCCAAGCATTAAGATCTTGAGCAGACTCATCCTCATTGTCTAGAAGGTCTTGAACCTTTTGAGCTAGCTCGATCATGAACGGAATGGGATTTTCTCCAGTTGCATAGAAGTAATAAAGCAGCTGCTCTGACTTGATGTGTGGGAATGGGGACCTTCTCATTTTCATCATTCTATCGTAGACTGCGAACTGCCCACCACCATCTGGAAAGCTTGCTGTCAAGTCTTCTATAGCTGTAGGACTGGTGGGGAAAAAGGGCAGGTTAGTGTCACCCGTAAACCCGTTGAGGGGATTCTCAGAAAAGTAATCCGTAATCTTTTCTTTCATGTATCCATTAATAAAAGCTGGTGGATAAAAAATTGTCATTATAGAGCTCCCTTTGATACGTTAACGATCCAGCGATAGCCTGTCTCAATACCTTTTGGCTTACCTAGACTCTTGCCCGATCTCATGTTATTCTTAAACATGGTGCCATTGCTAAAGTGTTTTGCTATACCACTATTATACAGGAATGCTTGAGTAAAGTATTGTCTCATAAACATGTCTAGCGTTCTTTCCAAAGATCCTTGGACTTCTACTCCACCTGGATTTTCTACTCTGATTTCTTTTTTTGTAAACACAGTCTCTCCATCCACGTCAAAAACTAGAACTTGAGATGAGACGGGCCTTATGGTAACAGGAATGCCCTCTTCCATGATTCTCGCCTTGTCATAAAATGGTACTTTCGATCCAGCTTTTACTGATGAAGACTGGCTAAGTGATGACTTAAAAGAGAGTCCCAAGTTACTAACTGTATAGTTTATATCAAAGAGTCTGGCTTCTGGGCTGCCGTTCTTGTACCACTCATATACGTGGTGAAGAGACTCTGGATTTATCCTAGCACTTGAGTCCACGAACTCTTTCATTATCTCTGTGGCGTTCTCTCCTAGGTTCCTCAGGAACATGGTCTTTCCCTTTTGGGCACCCTCGAGAAAGCCTATGGAGTAGTCTATGATGTTATTCATCTCTCTGGCAAACTTTGCCGTGTTATACGAGACCTTCATTTAAATATCTACTGACTGGTTCTCAGATCTTTTAAGCATAACCTTGTAATACTCTACGTTGCCGAAAGGTCCTAGGAATGGCTCTTGACCAGCTACCTCAAATATGGTTGACTTCCCTATCCTAATGCCTGCTGTCTCGATATAGATCTGATTCCCATTCTTGTCACAAAAATTACTAACTACGATGTTTGTTATTGAAGTCTTTGCAAGCTTACTGGAGACTCTCAGGTCTGTCTTCGTTCTTCCCACGAGGGTAACTTCTTGGGTGATGTTTACGTTTGGCTTGACATCCTCGCTCATGGCAGATCCCTGGCTGTTCATGCTCACAGCAACTATCCTGTCGGCTATCCACTGTTTCTTAATGTTTCCGTAGGCCCCCTGCTCAACTAAGGGGTAGAAAACTGTTGCCAATGTGGGGTACAAGAAATCTGGAGTCTCATTTACGGACATGCTACAGGACCCCTAGTCTAGTGATAGACTTGTAATACTTTGAAAGTATTTTATCTACCATTATGTTTCCTGTTCCTTCGAATACTCGGTTATCAAACTTTATCTTAAACTGGTCAGTGCTGTAATCTGATATGTACCTTTTGTAATAGTCCAACTTGCCACACGAAATATCCTCTACTAAAAGCTCGGTGGCTTTTACGATGTCTGATGGTACGTTTTTGTATCCTGCTGCCAAGATAACCTTATAGTCTGAATTCTTAACAAAGCCACTGTTGTAATATGTCATGTGGTTGGAGTCTGTAGCTGCTAGTGGGATCGTGATTACCGCACTTTCTAAACGATTTACGCTTCCAGCGTCATAAGTAGTTTCTATGACCGAGGTCTTATCTGCAGAGATTGCAAATGCTCTGGAGTATGAGGAGGGGGCAGAGGCATCAAAGATAAGAACGTTGTTCTCGTACACCTGCAAAACTTTTCTTGACTCTACCCATATAGGCAAGTAGTCTGAACCCATTCCTATCATCTCTAGAACATGCTTTTTGTAATAGAATCCTTCTTTTATGATCGAGTCAATTATTGCTCTTGCGATCTCTTCGTTACCTGCATACTCTGCGATTGCTGATGCGGTGTCGGCTTTAGTCTTTGGGTTTACGTATGGTCTTGTAACTTCTACTTGGTGCTCTTCTTCATCTATCTGTAACAAAAACTCTGAGTCATAGTCTGAAGGTAGCGGAATAGCAACTTTTGAATTTGCTGATGCTACTACTGTGACTGTTGATAAAGAGGAGTCCACCATATTAATAATAGACACCTCGTAGGAATCTCCTGCGACAGAGACATCTATCGATGCACTAATGGTGTTATATGGTGGAACCCTCAATATCTCCATGAGGTTAGCCTAGTTCCCTAGAAACCTCTTCTGGAGTAGCAAGTCTAACGTGAGACAGCTTACCGATCCATAGATCTGCAGTCTCAGGGTCTAAGATGTTGTAACCCTTGTTGATCTTTCCGACACCTTCCCAGCGGACATTACGACCAGAGTAGATAGCTACTGTCTTGTCTGTAATGTTCTTTACCTGGTTGGTAACCTTGGCTTTTGGCTTTGACGGAACATCGGTTCCAATTACTCCGTCAGCTACTGAAGTCATAGCTTTCTTTTTTGAGCCCTTATCTGACTTATAAGTAGGAGTACTGATTACTGACTCTTCCTCTACAGCTTCTGAAACAGAAGCCTCAAGTCCTAGCTCTTCTGCGAACAGTTCAGCTTCTGACTCTTTTTGAGCCTCTTCGGCCTCTTCTGCCACTGGACGTTCCCATTCTGTACCGTCCTGAACTAGACCGTCTCCGTCGCCATCACGGGCGTGTTCTTTGAAATCTGACATTTGATTCTCCTTTGCTTTCTATATGATAATTATATCACTGAATTAAGTAAAAAAAAGAGGGCCAGGGCGAGATGCCCCAGCCCCCCTTAAGGTTATTTAGTTATAGATTATGCATCTGCTGCAGCGTCAGCCCAAGCAATTGCGTCCTCTTCTTCCCACTGAATACCGAAACGTACGAATACGGTGTACTCAATGGTGTCCTTCTTAGCCTTGTACTCACGGTTTACAGTGATGTCTCTCTGGAAACCCCAAACACGGTTCTGTGGGAAGGTTAGATCAACGAAGCCAGCTGGGTAGTAAGGTACCTCTTGTACCTGCACACCAAGAACACGGGTAGAGCGAGCTCCACCGAATGTCTGGTCTGCGCCGTCTAGGTAACGGTCACGTCCCGATGGAGTACCAGCAGCGCCTGGATGAGATCCGAAGGCCTCAGCAATAGCGTCTGCAAGTGTTCCGTTGTTCTTAACGATACCCTGGAATGCGTCTGTACCTGCATAGAACTTTAGGTTGTTCTTGATAGCACGGTACTTACGTGGCATAGCCAGGATAAGGTTCTGCATGACCTCTGGGGTCCATGAGTTGTTCTCTACAGTAACTATTGACTCGTGTGCTCCACCAGTCTTAGACCTGTTTACGAACCCGTCCATGATTGACAAGAAGTCACCAGTAGTACCGTCACCGTTGATGGCTAGGTCCTCGATGTCATTTGCAAAAGCACCTGTCATTAGACGTACTAGGTGATCCTCTAGGGCTGCGCCCTCGACTCCATCCTCTAGTGATTCAGCAGAGACTTCCCAGTCCAAACGAATCTTCTTTGTGGTTAGCTCTACCTTTGTAAAGGTAGCGCCTGTGTTGTTGTAGTCGCCAGTTGCCTGTGCTGCTGCACGGATAACACGCTCTCCAACATTAACCTTTTCTAGCTCCATGGTGTTCGCTCGCATTGTAACACGACGACCATCCTTGGCGAGAACTGTTGCATCCCATACGTAGTCAATAAAACGACGTGCCTGTTCAGGGCGTAGGATACCACTACCAGCATCACCAGAAGGGTTGACGGCATTACCACCGCTTGTTACTCCCATGTTTGCAGTTGGAATATTTCCTAGAGTTGAAGCTCCAGGAGTAGTTACTCCTCCAATACCTCCAGAAGCAAAAGCACCTTCTCCGTTATATAGTCCTGAGTCGTCGCCAGCTGTGTCTGGGTTGTTCTTGATAATTTCTTCCGACATATTGTCACCTCCTAAGTGATTGTTTAGTTTATTCATTTAAATAAATCGGCAGTTTTGAGGAAACGACCGCCCCATAGGGATTGCTCAGATTTTTCCATCTGAGTTTCCTGTACAATCTCGCCGAGATCGCCAGATTTGCGGAAAGCGGTGTCAGACTCAACTGCGTCTACCCTCTTCCCAAGCTCATTAAAACCAACTTCTGCATCCTCAAGTTTTGCAGTTGCTAGGCCTAGTGATTTCTTCAGATCAGCAATCTCCTCATTTAGAGATTTTACGACTGCTGTCAGATCGCTAAAGGCTGATGTAACTGTGGAGGTTAGCTCTGCTATCCCACTTGATACATCATCTGATTTTGATACCTCTTCAGTTACTTCAACAGTGGCTTCTGGAGAATCTGACTTTGCAGTCTTCATTTCTTCTTCTTCCTCATCCATAGTTTCAGACTTCTTGTTTTCTTCCTCATCATCTGAGTAAGACTTTTCTTCGTCTTCTTCCATGTTCTCTGTCTTTGCAACCTCTGGTGTGTCTGCTTTTGCTACATCTTCTGTAGCTACTGCTTCTACTAGGGCATCTGCCTCTGGAGCGACCTCATCTGACTTTGTTACGGCAGCTTCTGCTACCTCATTCATTTTGTCAGTCATAGGACTTACCTCCTTTGTCATCTTAGAAAGATTAATGCCTTTAGCACTATCAACTAAGAACTTCATCATTTCTGTTTTTTCGTTATCATTCTTTTCAACGAAACCTATGTTCTTCATTTCAGAACCATCAATAGGGGTTTGAGCTGTCTCTTCTGTTGAGAGAACAACGAGTCCAGACTCTTCATCGTAGAAGACATTTTCTATCTCGATGTCTACAAACTCGCCTTTAAGAACGTCAGCTCCGTCTACTTTTTCAACGGACAGAATGTTTGCAAACTGGTTTGCTGGGGTATCTACCAAGGAGAGCTCTACTAAGTCGTACTCTTTAATAATACGAATAGGCTTGTCCATCTTTGCATCATAAGCGTCGTCCCACTTGTTCATTCTCCCACCAATGGAAAAACCAGAAAGGGTTCCGTCTAGAACCTTTTCCCAAGTGTCTTGTGCACCCTTAGATACGTAAGCAGAAACGTAAACTCCAGAAAAGAACTTGTTGCTTTCTGGGTCAAAGTATTTGTCTTCTTTAAAAGCTACCATCTTGCCAACTGCCAGTGGCTGGTGCATCTCTCTAATATTCCCACGAAATCTTTTAAATGCGTCGAGGCTGGCATTGGCAGTGACTATGTCATCTTGCTTGTCTACGTTGTCTAAAGTGGCAAAACCAGACACAATTCTACGCTCTTTATCAACCTTGGAAAAGGGCATTGAAAGTCGCAGCTTATCGCCGTCAGAATCCCACTGTGCTTTTGAAATAGTCATACTACTATATTATAGACCCTTTTTGCTAAATTGTTACGCTTTTGTAATATTAGCAAAAACTAGTTACTGGCCCTACCCTCTCCTTGTGCATTCCTACCATCTATTGTACCAGATGAATCTGCCTGGTTATTAGATCTTTCACTATCTCTTTCACGGTTTTGTGCAAGGTTGGCTCTTGCGTCGGTTGCTTGGCGAGGAGATAAGTCAAACATTTCATCTCCATCTGGTCGTTGTGGCAATCCTAAGGCCTCTCTTGCTTCGTTAGGAGTCATGACCTGAGTCTTTACATATGTCTCTAGAATCTGTGACTGAGCAATTTCATCCGTCAGAGTTAGTTCGTTAAAAGCTAATTCTAAGATGTCTGTCTTTTCACGAACAATCCTGTTGAGCATTTTTTCTAGATTTGTCTGTGCTGGTCTGGCTACCTGCTCTTTAAACGTACGGTCTTGAGCGAGAGCTGCTGCAATGCTTGCTCCGTCTCCTCCTCCAATCTTAGAAAGAGGTACCTGGTGGGCTACAAGGATATCGTCACGATTTCGCATTCGGTACTCATTGAATGAGGCTTCCTGGACACCGTTCTCTATGGGTTCCATCTTAAACTCTACCTTGCTATTCTCTGTATCTCCTGGTAGAGGAATGTACAGTGTTCTGTGGGACTGACCTTTTAGGCTAGTCTGTAAGAATCTGAATAGCTTATCTTCGGCATCTCCCGATAGCTTTGCACCCTTAAGAGTAACAATGTATCTTGGAGTTGCTTTGTTAGCAAAGTAATCAATGTTGTACTGACTTGCAAGTTGATCTCCGTGTAAGGAAGATATGGCAGACATTATGTCTGGAATACCGTAAAACGTATTAAGAGGCGAGTACTCTTTGTAATGAAGAATTTCATTGGGCCTTGGGTCAGTGGTTATAGGGTTCTTGTTCTTTGCCCCAAAGTTTCTGAAGTACACAATCTTTTGACCAATAATCTGTACGTAACCATCACGGAGTCTACGTACTCTCATGGTCGTAGCTGGGATGTGTCCCACATAACCAATGTCTCCGTTTGTTTTACGACCTACTTCTAGGTAGCCATTTCCAGTTGCTTGCACATCTGTATAGAACTTCATGAGTGTGTGAGTCATTGAGTCTTGATCGTTTAGGTTCTCTAGCCAATCTCTAAGCTCAACCTTTACTCTCTGAATTCTCTTCCTAGCTCTTGCTGTGGCCTCTTTGTCGTTGTTCATCTCAAGCTTCAGCATTGTTCTCTGGTTTGTCTCAAAATCATAACCCAGGCCCACAATGTTTTCGACCTTTGCGTCAATAGCTGCGTGGTTCGCAAACGAGGTATCATAGTAGTTCGCTAGCTCGTAAAGATTCCATGGTGGTGTGATTACGTCAAAGAGTCCGTAGCCATTATTGTATACACTTCCAGGATTAATCTCTTTTGAGGCTGCGCCTTCACCTGTAGGAATTGCTCTTGCTGTTGCGAGATAGTTGTCTGTAGGTGGTGCAATCTTGGAGATTCTGCTAGTTCTACGCTTAAAATTTGGCTCTATGTTGATCAAGCCCTTAAGCATGTCCCAGCTTTTGTTAAACGGGTCTTGCTTTTTAAATAAGTCTTCGGACTTTTGTTCTTGATCTAAGTTTGCCTGAATAAATGGAACTTCGTAGTCAGTCATTATTCCTCATCTCCATAAAGAGATATGGTGTCTTTGGCTGCTTGGACAGCTCCTAAGTCATTAAGGTTTGGAAGGAGTCCTTGCTTCATTCGATCTACCTGCTCAGAATACTCTTCTTCTGAAACTCGGCCAGCACCTGCTATAAACTCGTAAGATCCATCACCATGGCCGAGGGCTGTCGCTTCGTTTGTTAGCTTCTGAAGCTGAAGAACGTCACCTTTGTGTGAAGGAATGTTTAAAACACTTCCGTGGCCGTCTGTATAAGGCTTCCCGTTTGCTTTCTTCCAAAAATAAATACCCCAGGGGTAGTCCTTGTTTAAGACTGTAATCTTTGATTTACCAATTTGCCCGTTATTATTCTCTTCCATGTACAATAGTATACCACATTATACGGGAGTGGCAACAGATGTGGCCCACTTGATGTCAGCATAAGCTGAATACTCGTAATTTCCTATAGATATTGATTGATTGTCGTCAACGATTATCTTATTTGTCCCTATGTAAGTCCTATATATATCGTCAGGCGTTATTCCATAGATGTTTGTGGAGGACTTTACCAGAACCCCATTCCAAATATATGTATTGCTCCAGAACTTCCAGCCAAGTCCTGATATGTCTGCTGGGCTAGTGGCGACCTCAGACCATTGCCTAAAATCTTGTTCCTGAATTTCCTGTAGGTTTGTAGACTGATACTGCGAAACATTATTAACCATTAGAGGACCAGTAATTCTGATACCCCCAGAGTATGAGTCAAAATTGAGAACTGTCGAGAATGTTACTCCTAGCATGTTCCATTGGTCTAGATTGATCACAGGTTGACGGACAAGCTTTCCATTAAGATAAAAGGCGACACCGTCGTTCACTGCGCCTGTTGCTGCATTAACGGCATACAGCTTTGCCCTCTTTCCTGAAGTCCCAACCTTGGCTAAGTAAAACTTAATGTATGAGTTCTTTGCTTCAACCTCAAACACTCTGACCTTGTCGGGAAAAGACTCTTCGTCAAACCTCATTGCCATTTGCATAGATACTACCCTATACTTTTCTGATAGGTTTAAGTTAACTGGTATTGAAAGCCCTCTGTCTGTGACCCTCTCTTGCTCCCCCACCTTTTTGATTCCGCTGTCTGACGTCAAGTAAAGATAAGGAGAGCTCCTCTTGTATATCTTGTATGGGTTCCTAGTCTTGTAGTCGTAGTAAAGGTTGTATTTTCTGTAGGGAAACACAGGGAGACCAAACCGAGTCCCAATAGGGTTTGAGGTGTCTCCATTGAAAGCCTGAGAGGCATACTCTAGGCTCTTTATCTTTATCTTATCTAAACTGATGCCCTGGGAAACTATCTCTAAGCTTGTCACCAAAGCTATGTCTAAAAAGTCTATGTTCTTTGGAAGGTAGATGATCGAACCATTGACAACCTCGTACCTTGTTGTCATCCAGTTATCTCCAGGCTCTACAATACCGCTCTGTGGTGCGCTCATGGTCTCTGTAAAGTATCCTGGTTGCGCTGTCGCTCCTGTAGCTAAGTACTGAAAAGTTATATAACTCTTTACGGAGCTATTAGACGTATCAAAACTTCCAGCTAAGAACTTTCTAATTGCTGGGTATCCCACGTTAAACTGCAAAAAATCCAAGTCATAATAAGATCCTGAGTCACTGTTGGTGACATACTGTGCAAAATGCTTTAGGGGAATGTAATCTTCCCAATAAGAATCTGCTAGGATGTCTATAGAGTAATTATCAAAAATGCTTTTAGCTCTTAGGCTATAACTCGCTATGTGGCTGGCTGCTCCATCTAGGCTAAAAGAATCTGCAAAGCCTCCGTCAAAGGTTCTGAACCATGTCGATGCGTCAGTGCCAAAGTGGTTATCTCCTGCATCAGCAACAAAGTCTGTGCTAATGATCTCTGGATCTTGGAAAAAGGCTGAGACCTTCTGAAAGTTTTTGTTGGTACAGAAATTTATAGAGTAAATCTTTCCTGAGAATGGGCTCTCAAAGTCTTTGTCTGATCCAACATAAACACTGAGGCGTGACTTGTTCCCAAAGAATGCAGTAAAGGTTCTTCCGAAATACTTTGCCAAACCGTCTATGTCTATCCCTGCAAAGGCTTTTGTGTTTGCTATCAGGTCTGACTCCGTATACAGAGAAGTCTCTACTCCTTCGTAGTTTAGGGTGTAAGACACATCCGATCCAGTAACAGATACCTCGAAGTTGTTGGTTGTCAAATTGTCTTCAACTCTAAGCAATACCTGCTTGTTCTCTGAGTATCCTGAGGTTTCAAAAACCATATAAATAGCCCTGGTATCTTGAGTAAGCATTCTAAGTTTTTCAAAGTATAGGTAGCCAGGTGAGCTAAAGCTGAAGAACAAGTCTTCGTCTACCACCTGATTACTAGAGTTTTCAGAAACCCAATCCGTATAAGTTGTCTCATCCTGCATAACTAACTGTGGGAGTCCATAGCTTGGTGTTGAGAGCACGTCATTGTCAAAAACAAGGTTGTCTGAAATTCCCTGATACCATCTTCCGACATTTGGGTATGAATAATTGTTTGTGTAATCTGCAAAGTTATAATCGAAGTACGCTGTTGTCCCACTGTATGCCGTGTTTACGTTTTCTGGAAACTCTACAGCTTGGCCGTAGGCCATTCGCCTTTTAGCTACTAAGGAAGGGACTGAGTATGAGTAGATAGCCACGCAGTCTACATCAATCTGAGGAACAGCGTCTGAAGTATAGAATGCTAGAAAGTCTTGGTTCTTTCCATTAAGTTTAGGAGCTGGTAGAGGGATAGTGGCTGAGTCAAACGTTAGAGTGGCTACCGACTCTCCGTTAATAAGCAAGGAGGCTGAGTCTTTTAGCGTTTTTATGTTTACGAGCATAGGCCTGAAAGAATCGCCTACATAGTGTGATGCTACAGAGCCTCCTAGCTTTAACCTTAAGAATGCTCCATCGATGTAGATACCGTCATTTGAGGCTACTGGTCCAAAAATCCTAGTGGAAGATGTTGCAAAAGAGTTTGGCCTAAACCACATTTCAAAAGTGTACTCCTTGTTTCTTCCTGAATCATTCATAAACCCATACCCTGGTATCAATAGGTTGGGGGTTCCCTGAGAATTTGTCATGACTGTAGCATTCTGAGCCCCATAAACAAGAGGCATTCCTGAGTTTTGAGCGACTAGGTTGTCTCCGCCTTTTACGACATAGTAAGCTTTTCTCCCTACTATCCCATACTGATCGGACGGAACTAGGATGTCGCTGGGTTCTACACCAAAGATATTTTCTTCTTGACCAGATGGGGAAATTCCTAATGACCCGTAGTTGAACTCTTCTGCGTTTTGCCCTACGGTAAGACCATTGACATAGACTAGGTGAGTTATTGGACCTGTAATTGATTCTGGGTGGGCCGAGACTACAGAGATTGAGGGGTAGAACGACTCTGAGTTTATTTCTGAAACGGAAAAGGTTTCTGATATGAAAGACCAGTTAGTGTTTGACGATACTGGAAAGGACGTTGCCTTGGTAACGGGCAGGCCTGTCTCTGAGTCTACATAAGTGTACCCTACTGAAATAGAGAGCACTGTTTCACTGACCGCTAGAAGATGAATGCCTATGCAGAAGGTGTCCTTCGTAGAAGAAAACGAATCAACCATAACTGGATATACCAGGGGGGACGCTGCGCCAAAAGACGTGAACCCAGAGGTGCTTGTCGTTAACGACATTAGACCCAAGGGTGAAAGTGGGTAAGGAGCTGGATAATCTAGGGCTGAACTATCTGGTGACAAGACTTCAGAATTTACTGGCTGCCATTGGGAGAAGTCTCTTTGGGGGTCAGAGACTAATGATAGATAGTCTACCTGCTCTTCTAGGGCCCAGAGAGCTAGGGGGTGTTCTGCAAATATCTTTTCTGCATAAAGATTCGAGGGTTGAGACATAACTCTATTTTAGCATACTAAAACTATTTTTCATTGCCTTCTGGCTCTGCTGCTCCCCATTTGCCGATTGGGCAGGTAGCATGTGGCAGCTTTGTTTTTGCGTCCATTAGGCATCCACATTTTCTGCACTGTCTGCTGAGCTTAAACAAGAACTCACAGCCGAGGCATGCGTCCATTCTTGACTTTGAAACTTCTTTTGACACTCTACCAATAGAAGGGTTCAGGAGATCCCAGGGGCGAGCGGTCTTCCCCAGCTTTGGGATATTCGGAAGATCTTCGCTCATTATTTTTCAGACTCTTTAGGTTTTGCAAAGTTTTCCTTTTCGTAAAGATATCCTAGTTTTACGTCAGTCTCTGATGGACTAAAGACTACGAACTTTGGACTTGCCAAAAGGTAGTCGGCTATTCTTTCGTCTGCTCTTATAACGTCCACAACTTTGGAGTCTAACACCATGGCTAGGTGATAAACAGATATGTCTTTTGGTGCAGGATTATAGTTTGGGTCCTTTAAGTTTTTCTTTTCTTGAATCTCATTCTTTAGCTTTTCCAGTTCTACGGGGGCATTTTTCCCTAGAAGCAACTTGTCTATCAGGAATAGCTTTAGGACCTGGACTGTTGTCAGCTGGACATAGTCTGCATCCCACTTAGGATTGATCTTTGCCTTTTCTGGCTTACGGACGTCGTCTTTAATACTGTTAATAAAATCTTTAATACTCATTAGTCAAACTTCTTTCTATGCCATGCTATTTTACTGTAGGGAGTGTCTGGGTTTCTGACAATTGTAGATTTTATCTCCACAGTATCTTTCATCCCCTTGTCAAACACCATCTTCCAAGAAGATCTCTTGACTGGCAAGATCTGTGCGATGGGGGTTCCAGCTTTGATAGTCCCCGAAAACCCCTCCTCAATAAAAAAAGGAATGTTTCCTCCACTGGAGTATGCGTCTGAGTCCATTATGGCCGACACTGTTCTAAAAGGCAAGTCGTCCCTGTTCAGGGGATGAGTTACGAGGGTCGACCAGCCTCTTGGAGTCTTCCAAGCCCATTTCCCTGAGAATACCAAATGGTTGGGAGCAAAGCCTTTAGGTCTTGGCATTGTAGCTCCTAGCCCACCTGGTCTTTCGTTGATAAAATTGCCAAAGGGAGTCTTTCTGTCCCAGGATAAGCTCAGGTCTCCGTCTTCATCCGTAGAGACTTCGACGTCAGTTGGAAAAGTTATAACGTAGCCAGAAATCATAGCATCCATGTACGGCATGCACTTTTTTAGCCCTGCGGACTTGGTTCCGTCTTTGTCTGTAAAAAAACTTTCTGCCTTTTTAAACCAGTCTGGAAGGACTCTCTTAGCTGGTAAAGGTAGGCCAAAGTTGCGAGTACGCTCATTTACGTAAAACTTAATTATTTTCATCATAGAGTCCGATCTCTATCTAGTATACACTATTCTGCGTTAGAGAATGTACCCGTGGAAGCATCATAGAGTTGACCTACGGTTGTGGCACCATTGGCAACTTGAACAAAAGTCGGGTTTGACATGTACAACGCAGCGGACTGGCCTTCACAATTAAGAACCTGATAAACAACACCCTCGTGTACGACTGCTAGGTAGAATTCGTGAAGGGGACGCTTCAGCTCGAGTACGGGGTCTAGGTCTGGTAATGGCAATGTCATACTTTAATTATACACCCCTTTCTATATTAATTTCGGAAACAGTTTTAGACTCATTGTAGCTGGAGGGGGACACCACGATTCCAAATTTAGTGGACTCTACAGCCGTAGATGCGTTATGAGAATCTGTGCGAATTGGAGAATACAGCGAGGCATCAGAAAAGGACTCTACAGTTATCATTTTATTCGAAGTCTTAACCCTTAATGAGCGTAAGACAGTCGTGATTTTCCAGCTCACTATCTCAGACACGGAACTTGCTATAGACTGCAAGACTCTAATGTACTGTGGGTAGCAGGTCTCGCAAGAAGTTCCGCTACAGGTGCCACAATTACAGGAAAAGTAGTAGGTAACCGAGCAACATCCGTAGCTAGTACCACAGTGGGGTTGGAAGCACGCAGTGGATCCAGGAGAGTAGGCTGTGCAATCTTGCCAGGATATCTGGGTATACCCCGAGCAGTTACCATTTGCGTATCGAGAGGAGCAGTAGTTTCCGTACTGTGTACTCCAGCTTGAGCAATAGGGTGGGTTCTGATAACAGATCGGTGTGGGGCAATAGTATCCAGTGACACAATCGTAGCCATTACAATAGCTGCCAGAACATGTGGAGCAACCGCAGGAATAAGTGTACCCCGTACAGTTGCAACTTTCCGTGATTTGCTCTGATGAGACTGACCACCAGTTACCTGCATCGGTAACCCATAGAGCTGCGCCAATGCCTTGTCCCATATCTTTTATTTCTATCTTGACGTCAGGGACTAGGGCGTCAACAACAACTAGGGGGTACGTAGAAGAAGAGGCAGAAGTTGTTAGTTTTGAAGAAGATATTCCCCACACTCCACGAAGGAAGGACCACTTTCTTTTGTTACTCTGTCCCAGGATGGCAGAGCTTAAGGAAGACCCAGAAAACTCAGAGGCAAAAATAGTTCTTATAGCTTTTGGGAGTGATTGCTGGTTGGCTCGCAAGATTGCTTTTATGCCCATATTACTCTAGGTCCCCCATCAAGTACCAGACATTCGTATCTCTCTTTATTAGAGTTGCTGAAGAGTACTGGGTCCTTGTTTTGTTGCTAGGGGTGAAGTTCAGAGATACCCCAGAAGCTCCCACAATAGTAATTTGACCAGAACCTTTCTGCATAACAGTTATCGTTGATCCAATTGGAAAGGCTACTGAAGAGTTGTTGGGTACCGTGAAGGTAACCTCCGATGTACATTCTACCATCTTGTCTTTGTCTGTGATCTCAAAAGTGTAGGGTCCGTACCTGGGGTTAAAATCTACAAGACTTGGAGCTATGTCTATAGACGTAGCTTCCCACTTATCCGATGAAGAAGAGTACTGTAACAGGGATTTATCAATCATGCCTGTTAGGTCTACGTCGGAAAGTTGGGCTACAGATGATGCTGCAGAACCTGGTAGCCAAGTTCCAGAGGCTAGATCATAAGCTAAGACATCCGTGTCTGACAATCCAGTTAAATCTACGTCAGTTAATTCTGATAGTGCTGCTGCTGCAGGAAGCACTGGGGTGTAAGTAAGAAGTCCGTCGTCGTAAGCTAAGCCACCAGTGGTGCTTCCAGTACCCTCAACGGCTACGGATATGTCTGGGCTTGTGGGCTGTCCTCCCAAGGCCCCAGCTACTTCTTGAACATGAAATTGAACATCAGCGTTTTGACCAATGTACGAGGTACCTGATGACGCCTGGCCTTTAATTCTATAGGTAACTATTGTTCCTACGTCTAGATTATGCTGATCGTAGTACGTCCAGCCAAAGTCCCTAGTCCCTAGGATTGGCCAAGTGAAGAGATCTGTCTCTACAGAGTCAACCACCCGAACAAGCTTTACCGAGGACGAGCCGAAGTGGTCGCTGGTCAGGCTTATTAGGTTTACGTAACTAGAAGTCGTAGTTATGGACACTTCTAGTTTCTTTGCTCCATCCCAATAAGTATATACAGATCCTGTGGATGCAGCAAAAGTGGTTGTACTATTCAATACCCCAAAAGATCCTGCTGTAACTCCAGTTATGGCTGGAGCAAAACTGAAAGCCCCTGTGTTGGAGTTATAGGATAGCTCTCCTGCTCCTGTGGGGACTCCAGTAGTTACAGTTATGGCATCGATGCCTACAAGTTCTTTTGGCTTCCAGGTTTGATCGGAGTTGTCGAAAAACAGAACATCGTTTAAATTAGCTCCTGAGGGGTCTACATTTGTTAGGTCGGAGAGGGTATGCGTGTGGTCGGTAGCAGCTTTTGTATCTAAAGCTGCAAGAATTGTGCCGATGTCTCCGTCGTTCTCAGCAATGGCTTCTGCTATTTCTTTAAGAGTGTTTAGAGTTTCTGGTGCTGAATCAATTAGAGAGGCTATCTCGGTATCCGTGTAAGTGTTTGATGCCGTCTCTGAGTCGCTGATGGCTTGTGAGAGGGTACTCTCAGTTGATAAGATAGCTGCATCAAGCTCTGTGTCAGAGTATACGTTTGCGCTTGCTAAGACGGCTAGTCTGATTGCTTCTATGTCTTCTGCATTCTGGAAATATGGTAACAAGGACCAAGCCGTTACTCCATCACCCATCCTGAATGTTTGGTCATCGGTAGATAGGGCAATCTCTCCAGCAGCAAGAACGGGGTCTGAGGAAGACCACTGAGTGTCTGTACCTCTTCTTTGTTGAAGCCTAATTAGCAATATGATCTCCTATCTGGCATAAAAATACCAGGATAGTTAAGTATAACATTGTTTTGTTAGCTAAAGGACATGCCACTGTCTTTTTTGTGAGAGTCTCCAAAGTCACACCTGGTACAGGACTTGGCCTCTGCTTTAGTAAATGGGCATGTAGCTATGACTATATCGTGCTTTCCCATAAAGCATAAAATCTTTTTTAGATTAGAGGTATCCAATGTTGCTCCTGGCCTGGTCCTCCTGGTATCAAGTGCTCCATAGGAAGAACATCATATGCGATTGTTATCCTTGGGCCTTCCCAAGCCCAATCTGCCATAGCGTGTGGGTGGGCCATCTCTGATAAGATTGCACGATTGTTGACATTATGATTAATTCTTTTTTCCTGGTTCGTTACGATATAGTGTGTCTCAGAAGGCTCTGCTGCTACGGAATAGTATCCGTGAAATAGAGGGGCCCCTCCAGGGCCATGGTCGTGCCAATCTAGCTTCCCAGTCTTTGTGTGGTTAATATTGAACCAGCCTTGGACTACAAATTTCTGTGACTCAAAATCTATTCCATAGTAATTACAGGCTTCGTGAACCATCTCAGACAAAGCCTTGTAAAGGTTATGAACACCAGGAATGTTAAACTGGAAGACGTTGTATTGTTGCCACTTCATAGTTGAAACACTGCCAGAGTCTATCCAACCATCTGCTTCGGTGACAGGGGTGACACCTCTAATCTCAACGTTTTCAATTAGCTGGTACCTGGCCTGTAACTCATTTGCTAAAGACTCCAAGTCATTGTCTAGAAATGACTCAAAGAACTTATGTGGCTGAGTTGACTTGGAATGGCTTTGCATTGGTTGTGGCATGGCTTTTTCAGGTTGCATCGGTAAGACCCTTCTCTATTTAATAATTATATCACACAGGTGGAATTACCTGGGTGAAAAGTTAAACGGAGCAAACCCAAAAGGAGCAAAGTTAAACGGGGTAAACCCAAAAGCTCCAAAGGGGGTAAACCCAAAAGCTCCAAAGGGGGTAAAGCTAAATGGAGTAAAGCTGAATGGTGTAAACCCAAAAGGAGCAAAACTGAATGGAGTAAATCCAAAAGTGGTTATGCTTGAAGAGTTGTTTGAGTAAGATCCAGATCCGTTGGAGTTCTCTGCACGAACAGAATATGTTTGAGCAGAGCCACCCTCTTGGCTTACTGACACAGATGTTCCAGTTGTTGTTCCCGTCTTTCCATCAGAGGATGTCCAGCGATAAGTGGTTATTGAGGATCCACCATTGTTTGGTGCACTCCAGGATACTGAGTCTGTAGATGTTCCTGTTTGGTTTGTGCTTGATGAAGGAGTTGGAGTGCTAACGGATGGTGCTGCCATGGTTGCTGGAACTGTGGTTATTGTAATAGCCGTTGTAGCGGATGAGGAACCTGAGTCGCCAGATGCGTTAGAAGCTACAACTGTAAAAGTTGGAGTGCTGGAAGAACCCAGCCCTTCTACCGTTACTGGAGATGAAGATCCAGTCCCCGTTTGTCCAGTAGAGGCTGTAACTAAATAAGAAGTTGCAGCTGGTGAGTTAGCTGGAAGTGAAAATGAAACTGTGGCAGCTCCATCGTTGTATACTCGGCTTGTGCCGACATTGGAAGCTGTTACGCTTACTGGTGTTAGTGGCTCCAGGAAGTCATTCTGTGATGCTGACCTACCGCCTGCTTCTTTTTTTGCCATGTCTTTTCTCTTCTCCTAGTTATTAAGCTGTTAGGTCGCCGTAGACAACCCATGAGTCTGCAGACCTTTTAAGTATTGTAGCAGATGACCACTGAGTGCGTAACTTATTTCCAGGAGTAAAGTTTAGAGTTACTCCGCTTGCTGGGGAAATAGTTACCTGACCAGAGCCAGTCTGAAGAATATCCATTGAAGCTCCTACTGGCCAGGCCAAGGAGGCGTTCGTTGGGATAGTAAATGTAGTTGCACTACCAGAGTTTACCTCAACCAAGTTGTCCTTGTAGTCGATGGTGTCTAGAGTGTAACTAGCAGTCTTTTCTGAGAATACTGTCAGGGAAGGCACTGCTGCTACAGTTTGAGTTGTTCCGTCTGCAAATACCACAGAAGCAGCACTTACGACAGCAGCAGACAAATCTTTAACTGATAGGTCATCCAAGGATCCCTGGGCGAAGTTAATAGTTGTAGTTGGAACGTCAGTAACTCCCTTAAACAACTTCCAAGTATCAGAGGATGCATCTCTGGCAAAACCAGTTATTTGCTGAACTCCGTCATTGAATGTTGAGACAAAACCAAGGTCAACTGCATTTGTGACGTTTCCTTCTCCAAGTGCAATCAAAGGGTCAGTTGTTTCAAAATTTGCAGTATCGATTGTGGTTGTCGTTCCCGAAACAGTCAGATCTCCAGTAACAGTAAAGTCTCCAGTTATTGTCTGGCTTGCAGCCTCTGTAAGAACTAGCTTTGAGGTATCTGTAATTCCGTGCACCGAGGTAGTCTCGTCATTATGCGCTGTCAGAGCTAAAGCTGCAGTAGACTCTGCTGCATTCTGAGCTGTAGAAGCTGAGCCTGCTGCATCGTAGTTACCTGAAAGACCATCTGCATAACTCTCAGCATTTGTCTGTGCCGTACTCACGTCTGTGTTTGTGGCAAGCACCGAGGTGTCTGCAATACCGTGCACAGACGTAGTAGCGTCATTGTGAGACGTCAAAGCTGTTGAAGCTGTTAGCTCTGCAGCTGATTGTGCGTCATCTGCTTTGCTGCTTGCGTCTGTCGAAGAGGTCGCAATTGCATCAGATTCGGCTGTATCGGCGTAGGCCTGATATGCTGTAGTTATCGTTGTGCCTAGGTCGGTGATTGCTGCTTCTCTAGCCGTTGCCTCGGCAGCTACTGCCAAAGTGTACGCATCTAGGGTGTCTGAGCTATCTGCTGCGATGGCTAAGCCTCTGGCAGTTGTCTCCAGGTCTACAGCTTCTGAGATTGCATTGTCTCTGTTTATTACTTCATCTGCGATTTCAGAGTCAATATCTGCTCCCAGATCTGTTCTGGCAAGGGCTATACCTTCGTTAAGAGACGTTGTTGCGTCAATTACGCTTTGCTGGATGTCAGAGACAATCTGTGTTATGGTTGCTGCATAGTCTGAGTCATCGCCAAGTGCTGCTGCGAGCTCGTTTAGAGTGTCTAGTGCTCCAGGTGCACCACCAATAAGGTCACTGATCGCAGATTGAATTCTGGATGTTACTGTGTTTCCAGAAGTTCCGTCGATAGTTACGTCTCCAAGAAGCAAGTCTGCGGTCGCTGTGTAGCTTTGGTATGCCGAAGTAATAGCTGATTCACGGGCATCTGTGTAGGATGCTGCTGAAGTCTCTGCATCTGATTGGGCTAGATCTGCATAAGACTGCAAGGCAGTTTGCAAAGTAGAGACTTCTCCATCTGTATAAGAACCTGCAGCGGATATAGCTTCGGTCTTTGCGGTTGAGACTGCTAGACCGACGTTTGTGTAGAAGCTGGGGTCGTCATTTATAGCTGCTGCCAGCTCATTTAGAGTATTAAGAGTTTCTGGGGCTGCGTCAAGAATTGAGTCTATAGAACCGTAAGTGTACAGGTTCTCCCAATTGTTTGTTCCATCGCCCATTTTGAAACGGCCAGTGTCTGTCTCATAGCCGATCTCTCCGCCAGCTAAAACTGGGTTAATGCTGGTCCACTCTGCTGCGGTACCACGCCTCTGTTGCATCCTTGTTGCCATAGTCTATTCTCCTACTTTTAGGGTGTCACGTTTAAGCCTTTTACTATTATACCAACTTTTTTTTAGGCTAATTGAAGTTATCTGAAACTGAGCCACCGTCAAGTACTGAATCCCATGATGTGGTTGAAACTCCTCCGCCATCCACTGGTGCTCCCTGTGGACTGGTGGGGGATGCTGCATCTGTAAATCTTGAAACTATCAGCCCAGAACCGTCAATCGAAGTGTCGTGAATGTGTTGTGGGATATTCTGGGTATCTTCTACTGAGGCCATAGTTATCCAGGAGCCATCGTAAAAAACGTTTAGTCTCTGGGTAGCAGTGTCGAAGTAGTGGTCTCCATTAGTAGGGGAAACAGGAGCAATAGATTGTGCCTTAAAGCTAGAGTTTGCATTCTCTGTAAAATATTCCAAAGTTACAACATGGCTGCCCAATGTTGGAGATGCTGCGGTTATAGTTCCACCAATTACAGCGTCTCCAGATACCTGGATTCCATTTTTGACCTTAAAGTCTTTTTCGCTTAGCGCCATCTATTGCTTCCTCCTGCCTCTATTGTTGTGTGAAACTATACTACTAGTGTACCAACAACTGTAACATCTGTGCCGTTGTTAAGGGTTGTAACTAGTAGCTGAACTGTGTTCCCATCCATACCTGCAGAAAGAGTTGATAGAGAACCATTAGTTCCTACTACTCCGTACTCGGTAATGGAAATGTTGTTTGCTGTGTCCAAAGTTAAAAGAACCTTTGAAACTTCTGTGTGCACACCTGAAGCAGATTTTACTACAAATTCTGCTGTCCTGTAGGAAGTACCGCTAAAGGAATATCCTACGACTTGACTTGCGGTAGAGACTGTTTGAGTAGCAGCTACTTGAGTTGCAACTGAGTTAAGGTCTACCTCTGTAAAGTTAGGGACTACTGCTTCCAGAGCGGTAACCGCACGTGCACTTGAGAAGTACAAGTTTGTGGAACCTTCTACCAAATCGTCCGTGTCAGAATCTGCTACTCCGTTTTCTGCAACAAGAGTCAGAGAACCAAGAGCATCATCGTAAGTCACGGTAATGTTTTGGTGTGAACCAGCAGCAATGGAGGCTGCAACAGCATCCTGAGCTCTTTCATCAGTGAAATAGAAGTTTGAAGAACCTTCTTCTATAGCGTCTGTATCTAGGGCGTCAACAGCTGTAGTAATAGCTGTGTTACGACTGCTAACCTCTGTGGCAATTTCGGTGTCAGTGTAGCTATTTGCTTCTGACTCTGCTGTGTCGGCTTTAGCAGTTGCATCTGAAGCTGCGGTAGAGATCGCATCGGCTTCAGCGGTGTCTGCATAAGCTTGGTAGGCTGTAGTGATAAGACCTTCACGGGTGTCTGTGTAGTCCTTAGCTGTTACAAGACCTGCTGCAATGTCGTTAACTACTGTTGCTGAGAAGTTTTGGTCATCGGCAATAGCCTCTGCTAGTTCATTAAGAGTGTCTAGAAGCTCTGGGGCTCCTCCGACTAGAGCTGCGATTGCAGAGTCTGCATATGTGTTTGCATCAGCTTCTGCTGTATCTGTGTAGCTTTGGTATGCAGAAGTAATAGCTGATTCACGAGCGTCTGTGTAAGAGGCAGCAGAAGTCTCTGCATCTGACTGAGCTAGATCGGCATAAGACTGCAAGGAAGTTTCTAGAGTAGAAATTTCTCCGTCTGTGTAAGAAGCAGCTTCGGTTACAGCTTCACTCTTAGAGGTACCAACCTCTACATCGGTAGCAAATGCTGAGTCTAAGGTGATTGCAATTGATACGTCAGATGTTCCATCAAAAGATACAGAACCGACAGCATCTCCACTTACGGAGATAGTCCTCGGAGTCTCTAAAGCTGTTGAGGTATCAGAGTTTCCAGTTACGTCACCAGTAAGGCTTCCGACTATGTCTGCAGTTATTACTCCTGCTGAAAAGTCTGAGTTCTCGTCACGCTTCACTACAGTATTTGGAGTCGATGCTGATGTAGCTGTTCCCCCAATAGTGTTTACGATGAAGTCTATGCTGGCCTGAGCCTCTGTTAGTACGCTATAGCCATTAATGGTACCTGAGGCACCCTCAACGACTAAGCCAGCTTTTACCTTAAAATCTTTATTAACTGTTGCCATTTTTTTTTAATCTCCTAGTTAGGCCTTGAGACCCATGCGAGCAAATCGCACGGTCACTGGCTTGATTACTGAATCAGGGGTCACCGTCAATGCAACGGTATCTCCAGTTCTAGAAACATCGATGGTGCCCATATTCCCATCATTGTCTATTACTCCGTACTCTGTGACAGATATATCTGTGCCGTCTACCAGTATGGAAAGTTCTGTTGCGTAAAACTTATTGTCTCCGAATGAAGTCTTTGAGATTGAAACCAAGTACTTAACAAGTCTCCACTGACTAGCGTCAAAGCTGTCAATTACCGTGATGTTTTCAATACCAGCAATAGTGTTCTCGTTGTTTCCAGCGGTTCCCAGATCAGTTGCCTGGCCTGCTGCTGTGTCTATCAGGTCTTGATAGTCCGCCTGTTCTGGGCGGTCGCCAGTCTCGAACCTGGTCTTTACATAAGGGATTGATACTCTAGCCATGTATATATTATAGTGGGTATTTTTTAAAGTTTTTAAAGTATATAGTTGTTCAGACCCAGTATGGCAATTCCAATGGGAGCAGGGTGGCTGGGGCCGTAAGCCACTCCCAAATTGGTTATTCTCACCCGAAATGGGAGTCTTTCAGATACTAAAGCTGCTCTTTCGTTAGCGAAGGATTTTGAGTTTGAAAAATGTGCGGACTGGACCTTTTCGGTGTTATGGACAAGGTCTGTTATCTTCAGAGATGTTGACTCACCAGAAAGTAATGTGGCTTTAGGGAAGAACTTTGTCTGCATCTCAACTTTTTGAGTTTGCTTAAGAATAGCTGATGAAGCCATTATTTTGTTACATCCTCAAAGATTACTAAGCTGCCACTTGCAACTGTCCATACGTAGAGTGCTGGGTTGGACGTTAGCTGTATATCGAAGACATCTCCTGTTTCTAAAATTTCTGACTGAGAGGACAGAAGAGAAACCGTAAACTCTCCTGGGGCCTCTCCTAAGATTGCTGAGGGGTTCAAAGACATAACCAAGGTCCCAGCTCTTTTTATGTCCATCTTTATGTCCCAGTCGGGAATGTTTAAGGAAACCCTATTGTCGTCAGTTACGTATACCCGAAATGACGCCGTGTCACCACGGACAACCGTCCAAGATACTTTTGGTGGAGTGTTTCCTACTTCGTATGAGTTCGTTGATCCTCTTTGGGTTGCCATAGTAAAATTATACCATAATACTTTAAGATTACATCGCAAGGTTGATTTAGGACCATAATCCTGGTATAATGTTATCTTATGGACAAAAAAGCCATTGTTTCCCTTGGTCTCGTCGCAGGAATTTTGACTGGTGTTAGCCAGTGTAACGAAATTGAAACCCCACGAGCCTTTGCTAAAGAATTAGAAATCACACAAACACTTTCTGTCGGCAACAGAATGAACCTTATAGAAGTATTACCAGAATCTAGAAGTTTTTCCAGGCTAGAGGTTTCTATCAAAACAACCCAGCCCTGGCTTAGAGAAGATTTTCAGAAGATGGTCTTGTCTGACACAGATCTTATATCAGTTTTAGAGAACGCTGGATTTTCTGGTAAAGGGTTGCAGATGGCTTGGGCTGTAGTAAAGCTTGAATCAACAAACAGGCTCTATGCTCATAACCAAAACTCAAGTACTGGAGACAACTCTTACGGTCTTTTTCAGATCAACATGATTGGGAGCATGGGTCCAGCAAGACTTAAGCAACATGGTCTTAAAACTAATGAAGAACTCTTTAGCCCTGAAGTAAACTCTAGAGTTGCATATGTAATCTCTGACGGAGGCTCTTCCTGGAGTGCTTGGACTACTAGCGAAAAAGCTAAGGCTATGCTTAATCAGTTTCCTGGTTAGACTTACCCCATTTATGTAATGGGCATTCTGCTTCTGCAAGAGTAACCTTAACTTTCATAAAGCACTTACATTCGTCGCATTGTTTTGTTGGTAAAAGTTTTGGGCAGGCCTTGCAGATGCTGTATCTCTCTTGGGCAACAGACTTGTCTGCGTAAACTGTGTTGGGGTTTAAAAGATCCCAAGGTCTGGTGTCTCCTAGTTTTTCTTTGTACCTGTCCCACGCATTAGTCATCTATCTCGTACCCTGGCCCCTCATCATCACCTAAAAACGGAGGAAGAAACTCTCCATCTCGATACTTCCAACCTAAAGAAACTTGAGACTCATCTGTCTCTATGATTACGGGTCCTGAGCGCAAGCCAGCGATAACCGCTTTATTGTATGATTGCTCGTCGTCTACAGCAAAGACTGTTGAAACATCTTCTCCCACTACAAATGCAAAATATCTAATACCCATATACAGAGTATAACATATCTAGCAGGGGTTGGTCCAGCTTCGTACAGATGAGCTACAGTCACAGGCTGTGCACCTTATGGCTTGGACTTGGGTGCCGCCAGTGCAGGCACCACTCCAGGTAGCCCCACAGCCAGCCGTGCATTTGCATCTTACGGGCTCTGGTGGACGTGGAACTGGGACACAGTTTCTAGATGTTGATGAGGCTGGTTGGCAGCCAGAGTTAAAGATACAGACGCTGTACCAGGCGTTACCAGAGGCGCAACCTGAATCAGAGCCCGAGTAAGTATAGCTTCCATTGGTGCATGATGTACAGTTAGAGGGGACAGGCGGTGGGGGCGGTGGGGCATTTTGATCAGCACAGGCTTGAGAGGGTACTGATGATTCTTGCTGTCCTGAAAAGCAAACTGAGTATCCAGAGGAGGAGGTTCCATCGGAGTAATTATAGCGGTACGTTGTTACGTTCTGAGTTCCTACAATAGTTACATAATTGTTTCCCACACAGGTTTGTGAAATGATTCCTGTTGCAAGAACTGTACCACAGTTAGGACCAGTGTTTGTAGATACTAGGTAAGGTCCTGAGGGGGCGCTTGGGGCAGTATAGAGGTATACAGCAAACCCTATGGTGCTTTCGTAATCTACAAGAGTTCCAGAAGGCGTTGTTTGAGAGGCTAGTTTTCCGTTTTGACTTGAGGACCCACTAGTGCTTCCCTGAGTCCCAATTTCAAGTCCAGAATTCTGGATTGCTATGTGAGCTTGGGATACTGTCAATCCTATAATTGAAGGTACTGCGACCATACCTTTAGAGGATGCAAACTTTCCACCTATGCCTATCATCTTGCCTCCTAGGCAGTAAGGTCGCCCATCAGCATCCAGACGTCTGCTTCTTTTTTGACCAGAATAGCCTGAGAGATCTGTGATGCTGTTTTCCTATTATTGTTCTTGCTTAAGATTGTAGTTGTATTAGTCTCTATAGGGGAGAAGACAATGCTTCCAGTTCCAGTTTGGATAAAAGCAAATTGAGTTCCTATAGGGTATGAAACGGAAGCGTTGGTAGGAATAGAAACTCCAACTTGGGAAGAAGATGTCATCATAAATGTCTTACCTCCGTCCCCCAACGTCAAGGAGTAGTTTGAGGTTTTTTCTACAAGGTTTGCGTTGTCTCCATAAACTCTCCAAGTACCGTTGTGGTAATACTGAATGTTGTTTACCTGTTTTCCTGAAGTATCGGTTCTTAAGAAAGCTACTACACCATTGACGGGTGTGGGGATAGCTATGTCTCTTTCTGCTGGTCCCGAGAAATTGTTAACTCCAGCTTTGGACCCAACAACTTGGTCAAAGGATACGGAATTAGAAAACCTGTGGCTTCCTGACCAGCTATAGTCTTCTGAAGTGTTTGCAGAGCCAGCTACGGGGAACCACGTATCAGTTCCTTCGTCATATACATATGCAACTTTTCCTGCTGAGCTAACTGTTGACATTATGCAACCTCCTTGGCAATAGCCTGAATTATATAGTTTCCGTCAAAAGTTATAGTCTCTGTAGTTGAGTTAAACATTACATAGGAAATAACTGAGCCTTCTACTTGTCCATGCGTGTCTACCAACACTACATGAGGAGGGGTAGCTCCTCCAGAAAAGTAAACTTTTCCAACAGGTGTGGGAGCAGCAAAGTTTCCGTTTAGGACACGAGCTATCTGGATGTCTCCTGCGGTTGTTGAAGTGGACTGAAAGCCAAAAGAAAACTGGACTTCTATTTTTGTCATTCCGTTTGTAACGGGTAGCGTTGCAGCAAAAGGCACTCCATCTGCACCTTCTATATACCCAAAAATTGTCGAGACTCCGAATCCTGTGGCAGTCGTTGCGTCTAGACCTATGACGTCAGTACCCAAGCCCGAAAGGCTTTTTTCTGTATAGGATCCTGGAGCAGTGGCTGAGCCACCTTGTGAAGATACGGGCACGAACTCTACTCCTGTGTAGATGCTTAGCTCTGCTGGGCTAAGAGATGAATCTGCCCATAGCATTCCTGCTATTAAGTTTTCTGTTGGCTCTACAGGGTCATAGATGGCTGATAGCTGGGTATTTGAGAAAACTGCTGCAGTGGAATTTGACTTTACGAATACGAACCCGTCTTCAGGGGTTGGGGGCAGTGTAGGCCCAAAGTCTGAACCTATCCCTCTGCTAGCTTGTACCTGGACTTGCGTCTTAAGATTTTTTAAGTGACCAGCCAGAGAGTTTTCCAAAATTTCTGAGTTTTGAGTTGGGGTTGTTAAAGTCCCATAGTGAAAATACTTTAGGGCCTCTTGAATGTTTGCATCTTCTGACAACTCTGGAATCTGAGTGTTGTAAAGCTCTCCAGTTTCTTCAACTGGGTCATAGTTAGAATTTATGTTTTCAGACATTAGGTTGCTCGGCCTCCAATAGTTATGAATGTGTGTACGTAGTATTCACCGTTAAGAGGCTGCCAGCCATTTGTTGGATGTAACTCTTGAGCTACCAGGGAAAGAGGCAAGTGACTACTACCTAATGGAACTGTAACTCCACTGAATTCATATGTGGCAGTAATGTCAGAAACCGTAAGGCCTGAGGCCACGGGGTTTGAACAAAGAATATTGTGCTGAATACTAAAGTCTAAGGCTTCAATGTCTCCAAGTATATCAATAGAAAAGAATGTCGCTAAGGGGAACAGAATTGTCGGAATCTGTATCCCATTAAGTTCGTAGACCGCTTGACCGCTTACAAAAGTTATTAGTGGGTTGTACAAGGCTGTATTAGGAACAATCCTAATCGTCCTTTGCCAGGAGGCTACTCCATTTACAGATGTATACTGATACAGGAAAAGGTATTCTGTGTCTGCTGGCTTTAGGTTTATGTAGAGATCATTAATGGCAGCAACAAACCCTAGCTCTGTGTTTGGGTCGTCTGGTTTCCCGTCTCCAGTAAAGATAAAGCTTCCCCGTTTTCCCTGTGTGCCAATGTCCACATTAACTGTCAAAGAGGATGGTCCTCCAAGTACTGTTAGGTCGTTGGTGGCAAGGACTACGTCGACCACTAGACTGCTCCTGTTACCTGGTCAGTTACTGAAAGTGTTCCTGTAAGAAGTGTGTAGGTAAAGTCGTAGTCCGATACTCCTACTTTTGAAATCTCTATGTCATACACGTACTGAGATAGGGCATTAAGGAGGTTACCAGAGCTGGGTAGGATTGCACATGAAATATAGGTTCTGTCTATTGAAATTTCTGCAAAAGCTTCAATTTGGCTAGCAGCTCCTGAAGAACCTCGGGAGGGAGCAATCGTAAACTTTGCCCCTGCAGCTAAGTCATAACCATCTAGTGGAAATACTGCTCCTGAAGAGTCTTTGGGGTATATTCTAAATTCAAAGGTGTCACCTTTGTAGTAAGCTATGTTATAGGTTCCTGGAAATGCCATAGCTATTATTATAGCATGTTAAGATACAAAAATAGTGACACTTTCAAGTGAGGCCATAGCGCTCATATCAGTTAGCATTTCTGGGATTGCTCCTGACACTCGATCAGACTCGTTTTCAATTACGAAGTCCTGAGTTACGTCAAAACTGTAAGTGTGAACATATTTTGTAGTGCCCACCAAGGTAAGGACTTGCTTCTTTGTTTGTGGGAAATAAGATCTCAATAGGATTTCGGTATTGGGGCTTAAGGTTGTGACTGAAAGCTTGTAGGTCACAGAAACTCTTGCCCCTATTTTTAAACCTTTGAAGTTAAGTCTTCTTGAGCCTGGAGAATAAAGTCCTGCAGAGCCTAGTGGCAAAAAGTTATTAAACTCTACGGTATTCGATGTTTTAAAGGATAAGTCTACCCAGCCGTCAGTCCCTCTTGTTGCTCCAGTAATAACCTCTTCTATTTTTTTAGGAGAATACCTAGCCCACCCTATACCCTGGCCCGAAGAGGGGAGATGACCAGGTGCATCTTTTCCTGGATTTCCTTCTTTGCCTTTAGGTCCAGTTTTTCCATCTTTTCCTGGAAGGCCTATGGGCCCTTGGCTTCCTATATTTCCTGTGTCACCTTTTGGACCTACTGGACCTGGAACGGGAAGGTAGGTGACAACAGAAGGCTCTAAGGTGTTAGCCTGAGCTACTTGATCGACATACCTTGTCTTTTTTGAGGAAGGAAAATCCATCTCTTTAGATATCATAGATATATTATCTCAGACTATTCAAGATATCCTTAGGGTGTTCTACTCTATAGCTGAAAGTCTTGAAGCTATTTGGTCTAAAGCTGTAGCAATTGTTGTAGGCTGAGGTTCCATCCAGTCTGAAGGCTCTGAAGGAACGTAGGGAGAGGCAACGGATCCGATTGGCCCCGTAAGGCCAACCTCTCCCTGAATACCTTGAGCTCCTGTTGCACCACGAGGTCCTAAGACTCCTGGAAACGGCACTATTTTAATTTTTGGCATTTATGCTTTCCTTTATATTAGGTCATATCTATATACTGTATACCTGGAGCAGCCGTAATGGCAATTACTCCTGGAGTCACACAGTCATACTCTAGGTCAGAGTAGGCAGCAACGTGTGATAGACCGCCGTAGACGGGGCTTGAGGCAGCTACACCAGCAACGTTTACGACGTTTAACTTGGCAGCACCCGATGGCCCTGCTACCGTAGATGTTGCTCCTACGGAACCTTGTAATCCCTGTTCACCCTGTACACCTTGTGGGCCCTTAACGGTACTGTCAGCGCCTCTAGGACCCTCGACGGTGCTATCTAATCCTGCTTCTCCCTGTGGTCCTTGTGGGCCTTGTTGTCCTGGCATAGGGACAATCTTGAATTTTGACATTACGAGAGGGGAATCTGGGGCAGAAGAGCCTGGAAGTGGAATAATCTTTATTTTTGCAACCATTAGAGAGCGCTTCCCGTCACATCTCCGATTACAGAGATTGTTCCTATGACAGGAGTCCAAACTGTAGTTTCGTCAATGGTTATCTGTAGGTCAAAAGGTAGCTCTGCAACAATCTTATTATAACCAGTTCCCCAGAGGGCTGTAACAGCTGCCGAGGCACTAATCTCTATAAATCCTTCTCCAGCAACGACGTCTAGCTCATCAATGGCGTCACCTTTGTAGTCATAAGCAGACGCTTGGTAGGTCCAGCCAGTCATGTCGTAAAAAGTTACTTCATCATTTTGATAAAACTCAATCCTCAGGGGAGAGGTATCTCCTCTAACAATGTTCCATTTAAGAATAGCAGGGTTAGCGCCAAGCATTTCAGGAGAGCAAAGTGAAGTCATAGTAGTTATATTATAACATGCTTAAATAAAAATCAAGAGGTAA